TATACCAAAACACCCCGATGCGTTTCGGGGTTCATCTTCTGATCTTCAACCTGAAACGCATCGGGGTGTTTTGGTATATTCGGCTCACCTGCGGTGAGCCAGCCCATCACGACAGGATCCTGTCGATAATATTCAGGAATTTCATCGGTCAAACCAATTTCAAAGGCGTAAGCTTTGCGGCATTTCTCCACGAAATGCTTGGGAACGAATCCGACAATGTTTCCAAGTTGACATGCGTCAATTGTAAAGATTTGTGTACAGCGCACATTACTATACCCGTGTTTCTTCGTTCCGTTGATGTAAACTCGATATCCGTAATAGCTATTGGTTTTGCTAGTTAACATCATGCACTGATATGCCTTTGCCGGAGTGGGAAATACCTCGTTGACGATGAGAACCATGTGGGACGGTAAGATACCATAGCGCATGCAGACATCTTTATTGAAAGGTGCTTTGTATTCTACGATTGCGCCAGGTACGTAGGGCCATAAACTCATTTCCATTGATAAATGCCTCCTTTGTATCTTTCTCTGTGGCCGGTTCGCAATAAAAGTTGATCGATTCACCTCCTTCAGTTTCATAGAAATGTTATATGGCCCCAATATCTGGAAATTCAGAAGTGACACTATGACACTATGACAGCAACTTTGATGAGAAAACTAATAAACCGAATTTTTAGATATACATATCTATCAATTTTCTCTCAATAGTAAAGTGGGAGTCATAGTGTCATAGTGTCACTTTATCCATGTCATTCTGTAAAAATATATCATAATTAAGTGGCGAACGATGATTTACGTCGCAAAATGCTTACTTAGGAGGTGAAAATTTAGCTCACCGCCACAGCGACGAAGTGCAAACATTCACCGATAGCCAAGGTGAGTGAAAATTCTTTTAACGGAAGGCAGGTTAGATAGTTGGACGCTTATATGATGAAACTTGAGCAAGCAGCTCAAGCGCCTGACGACGCTTTTCCGTCCATGTTATTCAATCCCTTAACCAATGATTTTGGTGATCTCTACTTCAAATTAGATTTAGAGGATCTTGGACAGGAAGCAGTACTTGTAGATCCGCGATTTACTCGAAAGAATATTCAGAGAATTCGTGGTACGATTAAGCGTATTGACCGTTATCTGGAGATGTGTGCTCTGTACGATGACTATGTAGATTATCTGGTCGCTAAGTATGGATCTCTGGAAATGGTAGATGAAATGTATGAGGCAGGAATTCTCAAGGATCCTCCTCTGCCTATCAATCATCGTCCGATTCTTCGCAAGGGAAAGATTCGTAAACTCTTTAAGAGTGGCATTATTCCGTCCTTTGCACCGTATGGTGTAGATACAACTCAGTGTTTCACTTATCTGAAAGAGATTTGTGACAGAATCGAAGATGAAAAGGTTTATGATGTAGAGCCTGATATTGAATGGTCTCTGAATCGTAAGCCTAGCAAGAAAGATATGAAAGTGCTCGAGCGCAATACTGAGCGCTATCGCCGTCAGCGTCGATTGGAGATCCTCAATAGTGGTACATCCGTTAACGGTATTACCAGTAACATGGACTTCATCGATAACTATTATGCCAACGTGCATCGCGGAGTGTATGATACGGAGTTCTCCGATGCTGATAAGAGCGAAAGCAGTATCACTGGCCAGATGAAGGCTATGAAAGACCGTGAGTACTGGCATGAAGGCAAGATTGCCGAAGCGCAGGATGCAACTCAGCGAGCAAAGCTTAGCTTCGATGGTGCTAAGATTCATAACCGTGATGCCGAGCTTCGTTATGAGATTCTGGAGCATCTGCAGAAGTATACCGGTATCGATGTTATAGGTACGATGACCGACCGTGGTATGAGCAAGAAGAATATCAAGGCGGTTCGTGCCGGTTTGACATCGATTGGCGCTGATACAGGTTTGACCAAGAAGGAGCGTAAAAAGCTCAAGAAGAAACAGCGTAAGGTCCAGAATATGCAATCTCAGGCAATTCGCAATGACCAGAGACTGCAGGAGGTCTTGCTGAATAATAAGATCATGCTGAATGGTGGAACCGTTCGCTTTGAAGATATGAGACGTAGGAGGGATTATTAATGAGCCGTGATCTGAGAGAGTTTCTGGGTGAAGATCTCTTCGAGCGTCCCACACCCCTTAGTTTTGAAACGGTGACACCCCAGCAGTCTCGTCAACATGACGATGATGACGAGAATTTCGATTTGAGCCGTAAGAGTCATATCTTGCGGATGTATTCCCCCGATGTTATCAAGAAGCTATTTGCCCATGCACTGATGATTGATATTGATGATAATAACGAAAAGGTCAATATTATCAAGGAGATCGTTGGTGATGATTTTATGGAGCTTGGTCCTGGTACCAATCGTTTGGGCCTGTTGGGCCCCGATGGATACTGCCATAAGATCGCTCTGGATCGCCGCGGCATTGTCGATAACATCACTGAGTTGAAAAGATCCCCCGAATTAGAGTGGGTAAGTCCTCATGTTTATGAAAGCAATGGCGTAATCCTGGTAGCGGAGAATGTCGAGCTGATGAGCAAAGAGGATTTCCGTGCAAACCGTGATAGCATCTTGGCGATCTGTGAGCAGCTTGCTCGTTCCTATATCTTCACTGATATTGGATATGCTGAGAAGAACTTCTGTAACTGGGGCATTCGTAAAAATGGTGACTTGGTCGTGCTTGATATCGGATATCTCATTCCGAGACTGGGTAATGAAGAGGCCATGAGATGCCCTGTGTGCGGCAAGGAGCTCGGGTATAATTCCCTTTATACGCATTTCGTTTGTCATCATTGTCAGACGAACTTCTCTTTCATCGACATTTATCGTCGTTTGACAGATCGTTTGGAGAGCAAGCTGTATCAGGAAATGACCGGATTCGATCTGCCCGACTTTAGTCAATTCAATAACTCGCTCTATAATAATTCCATCTTGAAAGGAGGTCATATCTATCATGGAATCGGTGAAGCAAAGCCTGAACCCTTTGAAGACACTGGAAATGATGATGCCGGATGCCTCAGATACGAAGATATCCAAGACATCCTTAATGCGACCGGACAAGCGCATTGATCCCAACCGCGAATTCCAAATCTTTAATACCACGATCTCCGAAAATGGATTCTACCTCCATCTTCAGGAGCAGGGTAACGCGAAACTTGGCTATGATGATATCGAGTCGGTCTGGCGTTATATGTATAATCGAATGATCGATGAACTTACAAAGGTTGGAGTTATGGACGACTTCAGCCGAATGAAGTTCGATTATATCACAACGGTAGAAAAGCTTCAGGCATATTACGGATATCCCAAGAATTCGAATCAGACTCTAGCTGAAATCTTGTATCAGGCGATGATCGAGGGTGGAAATGCCGTATATCCCGACTGGACCAAGATGTATCCTGCAAGTCTTATGACGGTTGCGTTCGCGACGTTTGATAACGAACTGCGAAACTGCAAATCTTGGTATGGATTCTGCCGTAAAAGATGCAAAGAAAACTTTATCGAGCTTCCTATGGCATGGCTCGTGCGGGATGCCATTTCGTCCCAGATCTACTATGATTCTTTTGAGCGTCACCATGGTCTGCAGATTTGCTATCTGAATCAGTTTGGCAATCGTGTCGCATTGGAGATTAAGAGTAATACCACTCGCATGGATGATATCATGAATGACATTGCCAGTGATTTCAATCTGATCTCCAATATCGATATCATTATGGGCCAAAGCCAGGAGCTTAAGCCTGCACATAAGATCATGTGCACCATCACTATTAAATCGGAAAGGAGACGTACTGATGATTATCCTGATGCCTGAGAAGACATTCAAGAAGAAAATCGAGAAGTATGTCAAGCATAAGGAGTTTGTAATTGCAGATGCGCTCGCCAGACATAATGGCGGAATGCGTGAGTACGGTAATCGAATCGATGCCGAGGCGATTCATCCGACTCCTACCTTGATCAAGATCGCGACGGATCCTGATTCCGAGGAGGCCAAGATCAAAAAGCGCTCCCTCGGTAAGTATGTTAACATGTGGCTCAACGACGAGGCGCTCAACATTTCGATCTTCCATCTGGTACTGTGTATTCTGAAGAGCTATGACCGCTATCAGGAAGACTGTAACGTCTTTGTGGTTTTGCGGAATCCGATCTTCTATGCGTATCACAAGTATCTGGTCGAGAAGATCAACGATGATTACGGTACCGAGGTTGCAACCATTCTGACCCATAAAATGGAGAAGGATGATGTCCGCGAAATCCTCAAGCGTAAGTTTGATCGAGAGCATTTCAAGACCCTTCGTAAATCCGCTAAGCGTATCAAGAAGTCTCTGGATATTAAGGACGATATTGAGCTCTGTGGAATGGACGAGTAATTAGCAAATAATGACCCGGAAACGAAATTGGGTAATTTTTAGCCCAATGGTTTCCGGGTCAAAATAGACATATATTTCTTTAGAAAGGTGGGTTTTACCATGACGAGTATCATCATAGGGGCACCGCATGAAAATGGTGGCTGCACAGTTCATGGTGTTAAGAATCTGGGGTCGATGACGGCCCTCACGCCAGTGAAATACGTAGAGTATCTCCGGGATATCTATTCTGAACATTCTCACGAGATGCGCCATACAACATCCAACCATTTCGGTTATAATGCCATCGATGGTGATGTAAAAACATTCTTCGACTTCTTTCAGGATGGTGAGATTGCATCTGTTAAAACCATCCTGACGAGACTCAGCGACATGACAAAAGGGCGCTTTTATCCCAATTATGTCGGCATGGCTTTCCCCGTCACCGAGCATGAGATGCGTGAAATTGCAAAATGCGCGACTGGTTCTATTCATGCCAGTATGAAGCATCCCAGATTTGTCGATTTCAAAATCGGTGAAGCGTACGAGCGCTATGTTTCTCCGGAAATTCGAAAGCATTGTGTATTCATTCACAAGCTGTATCTTCGATCCAAGGCAATGGATCATCGGCATATGGATGAGCTCTATATTATGGGTGTGAATATCAGCAGCATTGTCGCTGAGAATCCGAATGTGCTGGTCGATGACGATGTCAATATCGATCCTCATATTTTGATCTTACATCCAACTGCGGTAACATTCACCCGAGGTGTTGAATCATGATGATCATCAATGATGGATTGCCCTTTTTGGTAAATTCTCTTATTACGGAGTATGATATCAAGAGCGGCAATACCTCTATCATGAAGCATTTCAAATTGCTCGACCCTGAAACTATAGCGTATGTTGATGGTCTTCCGAAGTCTCAGCGTAATGTCCAAGTTGGTCTACTCCAGCGAAATAATAAAGAATTTGCAAAGCAGCTGGAATCCGGATTCAATGAAGCTGTGGAAATGTTTATCGCCGCGAATGAACTTGACCGCGATGTCGATATTTTGGCAATTCGACGTGATGCAGTCTTTGTGGTAAATAAGCCGATCAATGTTACAAAGATTGGTGAATTCATCAATTTCGTTCCAAAGAATCAGTATCATGCAGCGCTGCAGATTGGCCCTAAGTTGGAATTCTATTTTGGGGCAGATGGGCAGATTGATATCAAAAACTTCGTGCAAGAAGATAAAGATACTGAGAATGCCTTACAGAAATTGAAACCTGGTATGATTTCTTTTCTGGAAGAATTCGTTGAAATTGCAGAAGGATGTAACATGCATCGTCCAACTGTATATCAATGGGTCCGGGATTTCTGCACATTTTACAAAGAACGCATGCTCGATATCGAATATTATCGGGAGTTTACCAGAGAAGCAACATTCAAGGTCGTTACGGACGATGGGTTTACTTACATGGATGCAGTGCCTGAGTACATGGAAGAAGACATCGATATCTCGTATAACTACCAAAACATCATCATTCCGCTCCTCCAGATTCTGATCTGAGGGGGTGAAACAGAGACTACCTCACGTGAGGTAGTCTCTTTTTTTGTAATCTTAAAAGGCAGATTTGCGTCTGGATTCCACCAGGTAATCTTCGATAAAGGTCGTTTGGTAGAATGGAAGCATGGAGAAGCTCTTAGCGACCCAAGGACAGATAGTATCGACGCGATACAAATCAATCATGTCCTTGTAGTTCATTACTTTAACCGTATGCTTTGTGGGCTCATTACTTTCGATCAGTTCCAGATTCCCATCAAATGTGGTTCCAGACAGATCGACGTCAAAAAGGATGCAAACGTGGCGATCAGTTGAACCGGGACGATTAATATAGATGGGATACAAAGTTGCATCGATTGGCTCCACGATTTTCTGCTTCATCAGAGTACTGAATTCATGGTTCAGTGAGGGCACACCAATGAAGATCTCCTCGGTGACTTCGCGGAAAGCATCCTGACGAACCTTCTTAAATAATGCATTCAGTGCAATTTTATTGGGTTCCGCCATCATCTTAGACACGTCTCGATCATATCGGATATGTCCCTGAGGATAGGTCAGAGTGCCTTTCACATAGCCATCGACGATGGGCACATCATGAGTGAGCTCTAACATCAATACATTCTTAGAGTCATGAATGCAAACAGCACCAATGATCTGAATGAAATCGCCAAAATACTCACTCACTCCACGATCAGTGTGGTTGAGATCAATAGTAATGGCTCGAGGGTTTACACCCTTCAAAATAGAAAGAATCTGATTCAAGCCTTGATTTGTAGTGCAGCAAATCTGCTCGGGATTCAGATTCATACAATGGGTTCGAATATGTCCGGGAACTTTATCTACCATTGCCGGGGTTTTGGCAAATAAAGAAAAGAGCTGAACTTCGGTAGTGATCGACATGCTTAGTCTGCCTCCATTTCGTATGCGTCATAGATATACAGGGTATAGAACTTCTCGAAACTGGAAATCACAGTACCGTAGTTCTTGATCAGATAAGTGGTGAGCTTATCGAGCATATCCCGGATGTGATCGGCGGAATTGATCGTGGATTCAGAAACGCCCATCACGATGTAGTCTTTAGATTTAATCTGAATATCTGCGCCGTCGGCACAGATAACAATGATCAGACCAGCAATTGGCTTCAGCAGATCGGTTTTGCACATGACAGCGACTGCCATAGTTCCATTGGCGATTGCATTGCGAGCAGACGTATTTTTCGGGAATGTCCGATCAACGTTGCGTAAAATATCTGCTACGCTTAACATGGTAACATCCATATCGATCGTAGCGAAGTTGATCTGCTTTACTTTTTCAGGAAAGATCTCCTTCAGCATTTGATATTTAGGATTGGTATTATCCATAGGCTGACCCATAATCTGTGGCCCTCCTTTCAATCAAAGTTTTGTAAAGGTTGTAACCGTATTACTTTTACTTTCTATGTAGGAGGGATTAAAAATGGTCAAAAAGCTACTGGCAAAAAGCCAGTAGCTTTATTATGAAGAGGATTACTCCTCGACGATGTCGACCAGAGTATCGACGATTACGCGATAACGCTTGCCGCCGATCAGGACGAATTCCATGGAATGGCAGATACCTTCCTCATCAACGGAATTGATAGGATACTTGGTCTTGCCGTTCACGATTTCAATGGGATCCAGAGGGCCGGTACCAGAATCCAGGAAACCAAAGCCGTTTGCTTCAGCGGGAGTCTCGCCGACAGTGGTCGCAGCAATCTGCTCCGGAGTCAGCTTGGTACGGTTAGGATCAAGAGAGAAGTTAGCGCCAGCTTCCTTCAGAGCCGCATTGGTCTCCTCCAGAGTAGCCTCACTGCGCTGATACTTGAAAATGATGTCCTGAATACTCATAATGATTCCTCCTCAATTTGGGTGCATCATGCACGCCTATAGAATGCCGATTGATTCATCATTCGTTCCACTTCATTGAGGGTGAAGGTACTTAAACTCGGTCAATCGACGCCAGGGTTATCTATTTGTCTCGATAGAAAATGTCAACGCTCAAGTAACTTATAGAAAGGAGGGAAATCCTCACATGATTAATATCACCGCAAAACAGCTCCAGCACCATCGTGAGTGCCATTGTAAAGATTGCGAACTTTCCAAGCTTCGCTTTGCCCTTTACAAGATGCTGGAGTATCTTGTGATTTTTCTCATTGGTGGAGCAACTTATGTGTGTATCGAGTTGCTTTACAGAGGTTACAGTCACTGGTCCATGTTCATCGTGGGTGGTCTTTGTCTGATCATCATTGGTATTCTCAATGAGGGTATCTTCCCACGACAATGCGGACTACTACTGCAAATGATTATCGGAGCCATCGCTATTACGTGTATTGAATTTATTACTGGCATTATCGTTAACGTGTGGCTTGGCTTGGATGTCTGGGATTACAGCAATATGCCTCTAAACATCATGGGGCAGGTCTGTCTGCCCTTTACATTGGCGTGGTTTTTATTGAGTTATGTGGCTATCCGCGTCGATGATGAAATTCGTTATCGTCTATTTAATGAACCTAAACCTACATACGTCTGGTGGACCTTCAAAGAGAAGGATTAATATAGTTAAAACTCCCATACCATTTCGGTATGGGAGTTTTAGATCAAGGTAGGAGTAGCTGTATTTGGAACACGTACTGCCGATTAACTTTTGGTAGTTAAAGATGTAAAATATTAGCGAAATTCTATCTAAATTTTCAAACATTTTGAGTTATTTCTTACCACGATTTTTATCGGTGACTTTCGAAAAGTCAACTTCAATTTTTCGACTAACGATTTTTTAATCTTAAGGAGGCAAATTATGATCACTTTGTATTCTACGGGTTGTCCCAAATGTAACGTCTTAAAGACGAAGCTCAAGGCAAAAGGCCTTGAATTCAATGAAGTTAATAATGTCGAGGAGATGCAAAGCCTCGGCATTTCTCAGGTCCCGATGCTCCGCGTAGATAACGGAGATCTGATGACCTTTGTCCAGGCTAACAGCTGGATCAATCATCAATAATTAAGAAGAGGAGAGTTAGTGTAATGAATATTCCTATTAAAATGACCAGGGATTTCGAGACCAGCATGGAGATGCTCATGTCCAAGTATGGTGAGGACTTCGAGCTGCTGAATGGTTTCCATGAGTCCCAGCTGAACTTCTCCGATTTTATCGACGGTTTTGTCGATACCAAGGTGGCCGATATCACTATCGATGCCAATGCTAATGCGTCCAATAAGGACGTCCGTTCTCTGCTGAATGAGAAGGGTAAGCCTCACGATAAGCTCTTCGCTTTCAATAAGATCTTCTATGAAATGAAGAAGAAGTATGGTCTGAATACTGCCCGTATGTGGTTGGAGACCGAATATAACGGCGGCTTCTACCTGCATGATGCATCCACCAGTACTTTCCTGCCGTATTGCTACGCATATGATCTGACCCGCCTGGCAACCGAGGGCCTCTTCTTCCTGAAGAACTATAACAACGAGCCTCCTGCTCACCTTACCACGTTCATGGATGATGTCATCGAGTACATCAGTTACATGTGCAATCGCAGCTCTGGCGCTGTCGGCATTCCCAATATTCTGATTTGGACCTATTACTTCTGGAAGAAGGATTGTGCCAGCGGTCATATCATCAAGGACCCTGAGTATTACATCCGTCAGAATTTCCAGAAGTTTATCTATCGCCTGAATCAGCCCTTTATGCGTATCGATCAGACTGCTTTTGTCAACGTCAGCATTTTCGACCGGAACTATATCGAGGCACTGTTCGGCGGCGTCCAGTATCCTGATGGATCTTTCGTAATCGATAACGTTGAGGAGATCATTGAACATCAGAAGATCTTCATGGAAGTCGTCTCCGAAATCCGCAGTGTCAATATGTTTACGTTCCCGGTGCTCACGTATTCCCTGCTGTATCGTGATGGTCACTTCATCGATGAGGAGTTTGCACGTTGGTGTTCCGATCATAACGTTCAGTGGAATGACAGCAACTTCTTCATCAGCGGTGATGTCAATACTCTGTCCAACTGCTGCCGTTTGCTGTCCGACACTTCTAAGCTGAATGCCTTTATCAACTCTATCGGCGGTACCGCTCTGTCTATCGGTTCCGTCAAGGTTAACACCATCAACCTGATGCGTGTCGCCATTGAGTCCGAACGTCGTCCTGCTAAGTTCCTGATGCTCCTTAGAGAGCGTGCGGAACTGTGCTGCAAGACTCTGGACATCGTCCGTCATATTATCAAGCGTAACGTTGAGAAGGGTCTGCTTCCCAACTACATTGATGGTGGCGTTGAAATGGATAAGCAGTATTGCACCATGGGCATTCTGGGCCTGTATGAAGTCATCGAGTATTTCGGCCTGACCAAAACCGATGAATTCGGCTACATCTCCTATACCGATCAGGGTGTAGATTTCGCTTCTGAGATTTTTGCTATCCTGAATGAAGTGAAGGACAACTTCCCTGCCGACTACAGCTTCAATATTGAGAGCGTTCCTGCCGAGCGCGCGGCATGCATCCTGTGCCAGAAGGATAACAAGCTGTATGGACTGAACGATAAGTTCATCTACTCCAATCAGTGGATTCCTCTGACTGCGAAGTGCACTATCAATGAGAAGCTGCGCCTGTGCGCTATCCTCGATGAGAAGTGTTCTGGCGGTTCCATCGCTCATATCAATCTGGAGAGTAACTTCCCCAATGAGGATATGGCGTGGGATATGCTGAATAAGATTGCCCAGAGCGGCGTTATCTATTTCGCATTCAATACCCGTATCAACGAGTGCAAGAACCATCATGGATTCGTTGGTACTGATCGTTGCCCCGTCTGCGGTGAACCTGTCTTTGATACCTATCAGAGAATTGTGGGTTACCTGGTTCCCTCTCGTGCATACTCCAAGGATCGTTTCCGTGAGTTCAGTGCACGGCAGTGGTTCAATTACGCGGAGGCGTTGAAGGAATGAGAATCAAAATGCTCGTAGAAGAGGACTTTACCAATTACAAGAAGGCTGCTATGTTTATTGGCACGATCTCTTGTGGCGGTAAGTGCTGTACCGAAGCGGGTATTCCTCTTTCCGTATGTCAAAATGATGGATGGCGTTCCTGCAACGCCATCCACATGGAAAACAAGGATCTGATTGCTCGATACATCGATAATGATATCACTCATGCAATCGTGTTTGGTGGTTTGGAGCCGTTCGAGCAGTTCCATGAAGTATATGATTTCATTAAGGAATTGCGAGAATATGGATGTGATGATGACGTCGTCATTTACACCGGCTATTACAAGCATGAAATCGCGCGAGATGCTGAGAAACTTTCTGAGTTTCCTAATATCGTTATTAAGTTTGGGCGATTCGTTCCTGATAGTAAATCACGATACGATGAGGTGCTGGGAATTACTCTCGTATCTGAAAATCAATATGCAGAAAGGATTAGTTAACTATGTCGAATGTACCTGAAAGAGTGGCGAGATTTGAGTTCGTTTCCTTTGAGCAGTTCGCGGAAGCGATGAACGATATCGGAGTTTATGATACCGGTTTCATCCGCGAGTGCTATGACCAGCTGAAGCTGCCTATCCGCAAAACTGGCGGCAGTGCTGGTCATGACTTCATGACCCCCTATGAACTCCATCTCAATCCTGGTGAATCCGCAAAGATCCCCACCGGTATCCGTGTGGATATCGATCCTGGTTGGTGGCTTGGCTGCCTCCCTCGCAGCGGCCTTGGTACCAAGTATCGTGTCCAGCTGGATAATACCATGGGCGTCGTTGATAGTGATTACTATGGCGCCAAGAACGAGGGACATATCTTCCTGAAGATTACCAACGATTCCAAGGAAGGTAAGGCCTTGTATCTGGCAGCCGGTGAATCCTTCGCGCAGGGCATCTTTATCCCTTATGGTATCACATATGACGACCAGGTGACGGATGTCCGCGTCGGCGGTATGGGCTCTACCGGTAGGTAACGAGTAAATTTAAGGTAGTACTGGAACTTACCAGTACTACCTTTTATTTTCATTTTATGGAGGTATGAATCTCATGATGTATGATACAATCGTAATTGGTGGAGGTCCTGCTGGATTGTCTGCCGCATTGTATGCTGCAAGAGCTGGTTGTAACGTGCTTATTATTGAGAAAGAATGCGTTGGTGGTAATATCGTCAATTCCACCAAGGTTGAAAATTATCCCGGCTTTGCAGAAATTTCCGGTGTCGACCTGATAAACCGTATGGAAGTTCAGGTTCTAAATACTGGCGCCAATATCGTATATGAGGAGGTCTTCAAGGTGATTCCTGAGTACTTCCTGGATATGGTAAGCATTAGGCAGTTCACCGTCGTTACCGATCTCAATGTTTACACTGCAAGTACCGTAATTATCGCAACTGGCACTCATCACAAGTCTCTTGGATTACCTGCTGAAACGAAGTATGTTGGTAACGGCATCTCGTACTGTGCAATTTGTGATGGTGCACTGTATACTGACAAAGAGGTTGCTGTGATCGGCGGTGGTAATACTGCCATTCATGATGCAATCCTATTGGCTCAACAGTGTAAGACAGTCCATCTGATTCATCGTAGAGATACGTTTAGAGCTGATAAGGTTCAGGTTGATCAATTGGATAATTATCCCAATATCACTAAGCATATGGGATATAACGTTTTTAATATCGTACCCGATGAAAGTCGCCTGAGCATAGTTCTTCAGAATAATAACGGGATCAAGGTCAATCCCGGTCGTAATGATGGCACCATTACAGTTGATGGAGTATTCGTCGCGGTTGGTCAAGTTCCCAATACTGAAATCTTCCGTGAAATGATTGCGACAACCGATGATGGATACTTTGCCGTATCTGATGATACATGTACCAAGATTGACGGTATCTATGTAGCTGGTGATTGCCGCTATAAGTCTTTGCGCCAGGTTGCAACTGCGATCGCTGATGGTGCCACCGCTGGTATGGCTGCATTCGATCGTGCAAAAAAATTCTTCCATCTTCGCAAATCCTGAATTTAAAAGCTCTCTACCTTTCGGTAGAGAGCTTCTTTTTTTGTCATCTTACATAGAGCTTCCACAGAGATGCAATTCTCTTGATTGCATCATCCGGAGTATGTCCATCGTATTTGGGTGCTCTTTCGAGCTCCTGGACGTCAAACATATCCCAATAGGGTTCGATATCATAATGATAGGTTGCCTGGCCTTCGGGTGTGTTGATACCGACGATGAACATCCCATCATACATGGGATTCTCAGGATCATCATGTTGCTTACTCTTCCATGCCAGATCCTTCAGAATAGGATTATTGACGATGGTGGCGAAGAGAATGGCGCGATGATGATAAAGCTCGCCAAATGTGTGGAATGTGTCATTGATATCGTCGTTACTCTGGCCATGTTCCTTACGCTTCTTCAGCGCATCATTGATTGCTTCCACAGATGCGTATTCGGCAACCGGAGATGGCGCATCGGATTCTTTTGCAATGTAAAGACCAGTTTTCTCAATAGTATTGAGGTCGGTACCAGGTTCAATACAGCCACGTTCGATATTTCGAACGGTATTATGCATGGTTTCAAAAATTCCAGCCATTTCAGTCTGTCCTTTCTTATAAGTTAAGGATTAATTCCGCCTACTGCGGGAATTTCACCTTTATCATTCTCAAGTTCACCAGTTTCGAGCTGACGCTGGCGGGCCAGAGCATTTTTCCAATCCTCAGGCACGGAAGGGTAGTCAAAGCCTTCAACTTCAACATATGTAACCATGGGATCGCCAATGATATCAGACTGAATCTTATTACACTTCATAGAGAGCTCAACCTTCAGTCTAATGATGTCCTTAACATATTCACTGATCCACATGTCATACTCGTTGGCAAACTTGTCATAGCGCTGATAGATATACTGGAGAGGGATCGCAATGCGATCGGAATGCACCAGCTCATGAGCGGTAACGGAGAGAGGGATCAGTCCAATCCACCCACGATAGTGAAGTTCCATAATCTCATCGGCAATGAGGAAAGGATTCAGATCTTCGCCAAGATCCTGGCGCTTTCGAATCACGGTGTCGGTGATCCAAGAGAGCTGGAACGGTTCATGGTGAATCTCGATAGAATATTTCTTACCATTGCCATTGATGATATTGGGAAAGACTTCACAATGACTCATATCAAAATGAGTCTTCAGGTACTTGATATATTCCTTATATTCATCGGAGGAACGCACGATCTTTTCAACCTTAGCGATGAACTTGCGGCGTTCTCTCGCAGTACGATCCATAAATTTGGGACGCTCGGGTCCCTCTTCAATTGTGATATTAAGGGTTTGACGATTACGTTCTACTCGAGGAGACGTAACCTTTTTATCTCTAAAGAGTACCATCTATCACACCTCGCTTTGCTAATGGTCCTCGTAGAAATTTAAGTTAAATTGGTGTCGTGGTTTACCGAGTTCTACGCGACTATTATTTAACTCTTGAAAGGAGTTGATAGTAATGAATGCATATGAGATTATGTCCCAGGACACGAGAACTACTGAAGAACTTGCTGGCCTGCAGAGAATGTTTCTAATGATGAGATTTTTGAGTTCTCAGAAATTGCTACGTGAAAAGCTGAGTGAAGATAGATGAAGGAGATGTTCCTTCATCTATCTTTTGCATTCTCATAAGAAAGTTCGAATGTAGTTGGTTCGCCGACAAAAGCGCCCTCGGGCGCGTAGGTATGTGCCCGAGGGAAGATAAATTATGGGCAATGCGTTAATGTCGTATATTCCATCTATACCAAGTAGTGCAAATACAATACAGAAAAATTCAGTTTCGTACACAGGGCTGGGTAATCAAACGACAGCATTTTATATTCATAAATCTGGCGGCAGCAATGCAGAAACGCGGGATGATGATATTCATATTTTTACAGAGATGCCATTAACATCACTTGCATGCAAAATCGATGTAAATCCAGTTTCATTTACATTGAACGCCGATGACTCGTCTAACTATAATTATGCAAATTGCTATGTATACATAGATAATAGTGGTGTCATCATTAACTCTATAGTAAATTCTCCAGCGTTAACTAATGATGGCGTTATAACTACGTCATTTGCATCATTTCTATTAATGCCATCGGATGCATCAAAGGTAAGATTGATGCTCCATATCGATCCATCCCGATTATCGGGTGCGTCAAGTAGCTCCCGAACGTGGGCGTATCAGGCCAATATTTCATATACTATAACGTGGGTTCATATTTCTATATAAATAAAAGCTAGGAAGCATTACGCTTCCTAGCTTTTGATCAGAAAATAAATCGTTTTGGTAAACCATACTTCTGGCTTTCATACGCTTCTGCGAATTCTTCCCGACAATTGAAGTTGTTAGGAACCAGCCGATTCGTCCATCTCGGATTAAGAGATGCACATTCTCGACAGGTTAGTCCACCATAGAAAACGCAGTTATATGAAATATGAATCTGGTCGTAGTTGTCTGCGGATGTCATCATATGTGTCAGCTTCTCCGCATCCATATACATGCAAAATGCGATATAACTGTCATCATCACAGACATAGATGTCGTAATAGCGGTGATTCGGGTCCCGCTTATCACTCAGCTTAAATTCGATCGTCAGATTAGGAATGGCGTTACTTACGAAGTAATTGCCAGTCATCTGATCCATCTCGAATAACACATTGGCTGGAGTTGTGGTAATTTTCTCGGGATAATGCCATCGTACAGTCTTTTTGATCTTATGAAGATCCATAACCAAACGGAAGATATCCGAGATAAAAAGAACGTCCATAGAAGGAACGAAAATATTCACACGCTGATACGTGATTGAAGATGCGATTCTAAACGCATCTTTGTAACATCCCGGAGTTAGGATGATGAGATTGAGTTCCTGATGCCGTTCATCAGTGATTGCGAAGATAGTATCTCCGTATGTGCCCGTATTAGCATAAGGCTGTCTGTAAAGCCCGCTGTAACCAGCGATATATGACATAAATATGTCACATCCTTTCCTTTAAGCCCCAGCGTTAATGCGTTACAAAGATGTTTTAGCCCATATAGAGCCATTTCATACAAAAAAGATAGGTGAGTGCGGCCTTTCGGCCGCGGAATGTCTATTACACGTAAAGATAAAGATTCGTAGTTCCATCCCGTTGGAGATTGCGCGCAAGACACAATTTTCTTTTGTACTGCTCTTTTGTGTCTCGGGTCCCAGCGTGCTGCAAGCTATAGGATCTTTATCTTTACGTGTATAGCCCGATGATACAGATATCTCTAGTAAATATGCAGCAAGGGTCTTTCTCTTTCATTTATGTATCATCATGTTAATGATATTTGGATAGATGGTGTTAAAATACGGATACTCGCGTGAAATCTTTATCGTCTACCTGAAATGCGATCGCGCCGCTGTCTTCATAGAAATAGGTCATAACAACTGTATCATTTTCAGAGTACATGTGATGTGTACGGATCGCATGAAATTGAGTAGATTGAAGCTCTTCCGGTGAAATAATGTTCACATTACGGAATCCTTGTGGTGCCATCAAAATACGGTAGATATCGCCATTATCCATTTTAATCAAGACATCGCTATTGAACCAGGCTGCGTATCTTGCATTCATTAATGTCCCATAAAAGGGTTTGTATTGAAACATAATGGCTATTCTCCTCTCACAAGTTTATCTTGCTTGATTGTGATGAAATTTCCAAATTCGTCGATTCCGTAAATCTAGGGCCCTAAAACACCTCCATAACGTCACAACGTTCAGAAAGGGTGACATATTCTATGGCAAATCCCGATGTCTCTGCTAAGGCGTTTCTGAATGAATTGATGGCGCTTTCTCTTCATTTGATTTGGAAAGATCCATTCTATGCAAATACTAACGAGCCTGATAATATCCGTATTGATGTGGAAACTTATGTTGCGGCTCGAAATGGGGAACTTCGATTTACATCGGTTCTTCAATTCCATGAGCAAGTGCTTCAGGCATTCTTTCCCAATTCCGATGAATTAGCCATCGTTCTTTTGGATAAGAAGATGATTCCTGAAGAGATGAGAGACGCCATTGTCGCTGCCGAAGCAGCTTTCGTTATCGATAATTGGGAGAATAAAGGAGCTGAGCCTAACGCATACTATCGTATGCTATATGGTTTGCCTCCACTGAATACTCCAGAGAGTGATTTTGTCTATAATGATCGATACGCCGACATTGATATGGAAACTCCAGTTCATCTTCTTCCTTATACGGAAAGATTGAAATTGGAGAATAGAGGTTTCTTTGATGAGTTGCTAGCACAGGATACTCACAAAGATGATCTTTACCTGAAGCATCTCGGCAAGTATCGTATCTATCCATACATTTCCAGACAGGCTGAACCTTACGAGCTGCTGTATATTCAGCAGTCCACTTATACATATCTCCGCAATGACTTCATTGATATGTATGAACAGGCTCGTCGTATGGTGCTACGAGTCTATTACACGGATGCGTACCGAAATAAGTCTCATTTGTATGAGGGTTTCCTCGGTTTGTGCATTCTTTTCATTACTCAGCAGCGGCTTTATGCTAAGTATCTGGAAGCAGATATTACCCGAGATTTTTATGATCTCGAGTCTTTGAAACTGCTTTATGATGCATATGGTATGCCGTTCTACTCTTCCATTCCTTTGAAGTATCATAGCAAAATCGTCAAGCGCTTGAATGAGTTGATTAGTTACAAGGGTTCTACCCAGGTATTCTATGATCTTTTTGAGCTTTTCGACTTTGGCCGGATGGATGCTTTCGAGTATTATCTGGTTAAAGAGCGTAAGACTGACGAAGACGGTAACCCCATCTTCAGAGATGCTGACGGTAAGCCATTGAGTGCTGAAGATATGTGGAATATCCGTTTTGCTAAGGTTGCTTGGAAGGAAGATAAGTTCGTTGAGCTTACCAATCCCGACAACGCCGTTGAGTATGATAAACTGACAACTGTTGATCCATATTGGGTTGAAGATGAAGACCTGAAAAAGAAGCTCTTTGAGAGTGATTGGAATTACTTCAACTCCAAGTATATGGGTGTGCAGATCATGTTCGATCTAAGCAAGCTCATGTTTGAGACTTGCTATTTCCTGAGAATGCTTCAGGATAATCGAAATGAACTAAGTAAGTTGACTACCTACTATATGATGACTGGAGAGGATTACCCGATCTTCGATATGGTCATCTATGCGATTGCGCTGCTTTGTAAGAATGCTGGATATACTGGTGAGATTCCCGCAGATCCAGCATCTGTCGCTGCAGTCTATGGATTCAACTTCAAAGAATATAACCGTCTGATGAAGATGGGCGTTGATAGCATGAATGATTTCGTGCTAAATTTCAAGAGAGTGTGTACTGAATATGCTCAGGCTAACCCAATCTTGGCTGTTGACGATACACTCTTCTGGATGATTGACCACATCACAGATGGTGCATTTAACTATTTGGGTAATGATTTCCCGTATGGAGAGTGGGGCTATGCGCCTCCTCCCATATTTCTGCATGACTACTGGCCTACTGAGAATACAGTAGATGCCGTTAAGCAGTATCTACGGGATACCATCACTGTACTTCAGGAAAATCCCGAGTTGACGGAATATGAGCTGATGCAGCTCTATGCAACTCTGGTTACTCATGATAACTTCGAATTCAACGTTCTGTCCGATCCTTCTATGGGACCTCAGGTATACGAAACCTTCGTGGTTAAGAGCGTTGATTACAATGAAGAGGATTTGAAAGTTCTGCGCAAGGCTATCATCGCTTCTTACGAGCAGATGCTTTCTTGGATGATCCGACTTCTGGATGCTCGTACAGCTCTGACCTTTGACCCTCATGTCATGGAGCTAATCGGTAATATGAATATCGATAGCGTTGATGACATCGATCGTCTTTATGAGAATATGGTTGAACTGGATGAGTACATTACATATCGTATTCGAACCTCTGTTAGCAAGGTAGATTATGAGGCTTTCGCAAATCTGCGTAAGATTCTCATGACTACTCACCTGATGGATGAGACCTTCACAAAGCGTAATGGTACGATTGCGTCTACATACGCTGATTTGCTGCTGGATATCAATCCTCAGCTGTACGCTCGTTTGATCAATGATGATATCGATACTCTTACCGAAGAGCAGTATGTCATCCAGACACTGATGAAACTCTGTGACGATCTTGAGCTTCTGGAAAGTGCCAATACTTCCAATATCAAGAGAATCGTAGAATACCTCTTCAAGATTCTGAATTTCTTGAAGTCTGCCAAGGTTGATCTGACCGAGTTCCAAATCATTTATATGATTACCGATCGTGGCATGAACTACATCAAGTTCATCTCTGAACTTTGGGAGCAGAATGTCACACATCTGCCCTGGAAGGTCAATCGCGAAGAATTCTATCTTGGTGATACTGGTCAGCCTTGGGCAACTTTCATCGTTCAGTATTTCCTGGAACGATTGTCGTTGGTTGATAAAGACCATGCAATGCATGTGGTCCAGACAATTGCATCTATCTTTGAGAAACTCACCGATGATGCATATCAGCATTCCGAGATGTACGGAAGCTCTGCTTTTGAGTATCTCTTCGATTGGCTCCATAGCGAATTGGTTCATGTGTATCAGCGTGAAATCCTTCCATTGATTGAAAAGACTCAGACCGATTTAGCGGCTAAAGATGTCAATGCTGCAATGGAATGGGATACCACGGTTAAACCTGGCGAAAGCTTTATCAAAGTTCTAACCAAGTTGATCATGATGGCTAAAAATGGTCGTTATGAGATCAGTGATGCCATGATTAGCAATCTTTCAGTAGTGAAAGATGGATTCGAGAGAGTCGTCGTCGGTGAATCTGCAATCTATGATGCTATCTTCCTCAAAGATAGTCTCATTAAGATTAGTGAGAGCTATCCCGATGCTGCATCTCTGTATGCTGCCGATGGAAGTGACCTCTTCACAATTGAAGGTGGATCGCTTTACTCCAAACTTCCAGTAGATACTGAATAAAAGCCCTAAAACACCATCATAATCGTAAAAGATATAATTCCTTCATCAAGGAGGCTTACGTAAAATGAGTGAAACTCGTATGCTTCGGGATGCGATGATCCCGATGGATAAGATGATGCCTAAGAAGGGCCAGACCTCCAAGTTGGCTCGTGGTGTCCTGTATCGTGATGACGGCCTGGATGCTTATGGTCGTCCTGTATTTACCAAGGTTGCTGAGAATACCGTCGTTCTGGGTGGTGCTATTGCTGCCCTGGAGCGCCTGACCGGTGTCGAGGCTTCTTTCCGTCCCAATACTCTGAACTCTATTCTGAACCTGAACCCCGGTTATGAGTACCATATCCATTCCACTCCCATCGCCCTGTTTGGTTGTGGTATCGGCGGCGCCGGTATGGACTTCGGTAATGTGTATGATCCTGACGTGAAGCAGAATAACATCATGGAACTGGTTCCTATGATGGTTTCTGCCAACGAGCTGACTGGCACTGAAGCCGATAAGTACATGATGCGTACTACCGTCTCCACTCCCGATGGTACCGCTCTGAATTGCTGGTATCTGAAGGAGTTTGATACCACTCCCAAGATCATGTCTCTGTGGAAGGATGCCCCTGCTGAGAACGAAGACGGTACCGAGATCACTGCTGATATCTCTGACTCTGAGTCCGAGAACGGCGTCGAGGCGTTGGCCCAGTTCAAGCTGGTTCTGACTGACGCTGACGTCCGCAGCTACTTCGAGGCTATGGGTATGCTGTCTATGGCCCGCTTCAACAGCATCGGCCTGTTCGTTGGTGAGAAGGTTACCATTGGTGACCGCGTCGACTATGTGAACGTGTCTCTGTTCTCTGTGGTCAACATCAATAACGAGGCCCTTGCTGAGCGCAAGACTATTTCCTACTATTATCGCGTTTACGCGATGATCTAAGGATTAGGTGCGTAAAATCCGGCAAATTCAAGACTACTACCTTCGGGTAGTAGTCTTTTTAATTGCATAGTTAACATCTAGATAGAGCTCATTTCTATAAGGAGGGTAATCTATATGAGCATGACTATTAAGCCTCTGGGTAGCAGAGTTCTCATCAAGATGATTGAGAATGATGATGTGACTAAAGGTGGTATCATTCTGACTTCAGCTTCCAAGGATCGCCCCACCATCGCTGAGATTCTGGAAATTGGTCCTGACTGCGCTGGTCTGAAGATTGGTGATCGGGTCATTACTGCAAAGTATGCCGGATCTCCTATCAAGGTCGATGATAATGAGATGATTATCGTCAACCAGGAAGACATTATGTGCGTCGTCGAAGACTAAGCAAAAAATAAACCACAATTCATCGTATGATTAAGACAGGTATCGGAACGAATCCGATACCTGTCTTATACGTGAGTTATCTTACCTGGGCCCAACCAACGATGGGAGACGTGCCATACTTATCGATGGACTCCTGGAACTCGCGATGAGCGTTGGTAATAACCTGATCGATAGTCATACTGACGTTACGCCAGTCAACGTTGGGGCCGGCAACAGAAGCCGCGGATAGCCACACGCCATCGCGCTGAATGTGGAGAGGGTTGGTGCACTGCACGGTGCCTTTGAAAATAGGGCAGATTTCACCACTGGCCAGCATGATGATATAATCGGGCATGAAGTCCTTACCGCCATGGCCGTCATGAACGCCACCCTGCTGCTTGATTCGTTCCACCATCATATTAAGTCTGCGAGCGAAGGCAGCCTCAACGATCGCGGTATCAATTTTTACATTACACATTTTAGAAGCCTCCAATTTTATTTATGTAGAGTTAGATATGGGCGCTGATGACGACGTAGAACATGTATGCCACCTTATTCTGCAACTCAGCAGACGCGCAGCTGAGAACGCAATCGACCATCTTCTGGGTCAGCTGGATGCATTCGGGGCTGGGCATGAGCTGAGTGCGGATGACATAATCGTCAACGTCGTACTCGGAGAAGGGCGCGTTGTCGCGGTTCATGGCATGGGCACTCAACTGCATCTGGATATCGCACAGCACCATAGCCATGGTGAAAACGTCGGAGCGGTTCACGTCGGTCATGAACGGGTTGATGTCTTCAGTGACGATCTTAGAGAATGCGGGATGGATCTCGGTGTACTTGGTAATCTTAGCGGTTTTCTTTGTCATACGTAAAACCTCTTTCTTTCTAAGTTTTGTGAAGATGCGGGAGTTTCATCTTCTATTCATATAAATAATATATGAATCGGTAACGAGGTTTTACGGCAAAAAAGAAAATATAATTAGGGTACCGATCTAAATTGATCGGTACCCTTCAATCACACCCGGAGAGAGAACTTGATATTCAAGCGATAATCTGAGATAACGATAACATCTGTTACCTTAAAGAAATTGAATGGAATCTTGAGTTTCTTAAATCTAGAAGAATCAATAATGTCTTTTGACACATCATCAATTAAACTATGATACTCTGGTCGTATGAATTTCCGGTATGCTTCAATCGCAGATTTACAGCAGGTTGGAGCCTGTAGAATATAAACCGTTACTTCGATATCGGTGTAAATTATATCATTATCCTCACGATCTACGAACTCGATATATGGATGGATCGATGATGGATTAGGTTTGAACAGATATTTCCATGCATTGGATGCGTAGTGATGATATCGCTTGCTTTTATAATAATCTTCTGGTGGCACATAATACATCGATAAGTCCTTTGGAGTGTCTGGCTTAACCTGTTCGAATTTCTTGCTTTTAGGGTTACTTTTGGGCTTAGGTTTAGGAGCTGGTGGAAGAGTAGTGGTATTGACCCATTTAACGTTTATGGTATCATTTCCAGTAGGAATGTCAAAGAATTCAATAGTTTTATCAACGATATGTTTAGTATCAAAACAGTGTTCAGGTCCTATCTTTAATGGAAATACGTAATTCATAAATGAATTGTATATGGTTTCATCACCATTGATAAAATCGGTTCGCATTGCTACTATCTGATTTCTAGCAAACTCCTTATTAAATCTCCTTCTAGACCCAGCGACGATACTTTGAAGATGCGCAATAAACACATCGGTTACCATGCTCGAAAGCACACGCCTATGTGCACGATATGTAGAATCATTAATGAATGTGACGGCATCCATTATTTTGAAACCACCATTGAGTTCGCTGCAGCTGACTAAAATAATCACCCTAGTGTTATAATCAGCTTTCCAATCACCACCCCAAGCGCCAGGAATTCGTTGGACGCAGCCACCATATATGTGCCTATTAGATCTGAATACACGAAGTTCTGTGAATAGGTTACGAATTTGGTTTAATGCATCTTTATCGGAGACATTCATTTGTAAAGCACCACCTTTCTCTACAAGTATGATATATAGATGAGGGTCAAGGTTTTACGAGATTTAACAGCCCCTTAATCTAGAATACCCAATGAAAGTTGGTGTGTAAGTATGGCTACTGTAAGTGCAGCTCTGAAAGCTGAACTTTTGAAATTGAAGCGGTCTGATTTGACCGTTCCTTTTCTCGTATCCAAGATTTCCAAAACTACTAAGATTGAAACCGATGAAAATGGAAAGAAAACTTTCAAGGTAAAGGAGCCTGAGTGGAATCTTCAGGCAAAGCTTTTCTTGAAAGCTGGTGAGTACATCAACACTGAAGATGTTGAGACCACCCTTGGTTCTTTCCTGGTCAATAAATTGATGATTGAAGGCTACGTCGATTCCGTAGTTGACGGTCATTACTATAACGAAGTTATTACCAAGAAGAGCTTTGGTAAATTGATTGATAAGATCTCTATGGCTTTGATGGAGAATAAACTTCCAATCAATCCCAATGTAGTTAAGTTCATTCAGGCTTTCGAATTCTATGGTCTGATGCTTTGCTCTGCAACTTCCCCGTCTTTCACTCCCGGTATCTTTTCAGTTCAGGATAAGATTCGCGAGCGTCGTGATGAGCTTTTCGCAAAGTATGATGATAATCCGAATCTGAATGAAGCCGTTAAGATCGAAGATCAGTTGACTGCCGAGGCGCAGAAGATGCTAAAGGGTGATCCTGGTATGACCCTCTTTGATTCTGGTTCTCGTGGCTCTTTCGATGATAACTACAAGATGATGTCTATCATGGCAGGTCCCGTCAAGAATCCTGCTACTGGCAAATATGACATCGTGAAGAATAACTTGATTGATGGTGTTGAACGTAAGGATCTTCCTGCACTAGCAAATACCGTCGTTAACGCAGCATATCCCCGTGCAGTTGGTACTGCTGAAGGTGGCTATTTGACTAAGCAGTTCTATGCTGTTTATCAGAGTATCTCCATGGATGAACCCGGAACTGATTGCGGTTCTAAGGGATATCAGCCAGCCTTTATTACTGATGCAAACTATGCAGACTATATGTATCAGTATGCGGTGGTAAATGGCAAGTTGGTCCTGATGACCGATGATAACCGAAAGCAGTTTATCAATACTGCGGTGAAGCTTCGGTCCCCAATCGGATGCCTTGGTCATAAGCTCTGTAGTAAGTGCATGGGTGAACGTTTCTACCGTTTGAATATCCGTAACGTTGGTTTGACGGCTGGACGTATGCCCAACTCTATCATGAATGCATCTCTGAAGAGCTTCCACTCTACTAAGGTCAATTTGACCCAGGTGGATCCCAATAAACTTCTCATTGATTAAAACTTTTATGCAGCATAGGCTAATTGCCTATGCTGCTTTTAACCAACCCATATATCATTCTTTCGAAAGGAGTGACCAATCTATGGGCAGACAAAAACGTTATTACTATATCAGAGTGGTTGTAGATGGTGAGAAATATCGCACAATGGGTTTTTGCAATAAAAGCGATTTCACCACACATCTCGATCGTGAACTGAAACACCCATTCTTTTATTGTGATGGATATTCCATAACCCACAGGGGTGAATCTACGATTTACCAGATTGAATTCTGGAGAGCCGATGGTCATAATGGTAATCATTATTTTCTGGGATCACTGTCTGGATTTCATCCTTCTACTTACGCGCTACCTCTTGTTACGTATACAACCCCGTTGCAACCCATTCTCTTTTTCAAGGAAGAAGCGCGTGATCCTATGGCTCTTGGATTAAAGCTTATCCACGAGAATACGTTCTCTAGAACGATCATTATTGGAAAGGAAAAGCTCAATCTACCATTAGGTTATCATAAATAATTTACGAGGTGTGATATTATGAAAATTCCTATGAAACCTTGCAGCGTATGCACCGATGTTGACACCGAGTTAATGTATAAGACCGTGGTCGATAATGTAGAAGTCGATCACTATGTCTGCGTGTCCTGCCTTTGCGATGAGATTAAGAGTGGCTTTAGAGCATTTCTCGATGGACGTGCGCGGGAATATCGCCAGAATATGTCCGCGGTAACGCATTCTGAAGATATCAAGTATCTGGCAATGCTCAATGAGAATGAGGCTGTCGCAATCAATTTTGAGTATGCCGATGTGAAGATTCAGCGCATTCCTACTCATGATGCATATGAAAAATATGCCACGAATTTGAGAACGATGGGTATTCCGTTCGCTATTATCATTCGGTCTACCTATAACAACCAGTATCATTGTCGAGTATTCCATGCTTATCACTTCAATGAGTTTATCGAGAAGGTGGGTAGACTCATGAAGGAAGAATTCAGCGATAACCGATATGGAGAGGATATGGTGACTGTATGAAAGTCACGTCGCTGAGAGGAAACACATTATCTGCTGCGGATCAGCGTAAACGTGATGCAAATAAAGGTTGCGATAAATGTCCCGGTTGTGGTGAGACCAGAGAATTTTGGGATGCTCCAGCGGGCGAAGGTATTCAGCATTCTTCAAGCACGCAGTTTAAGGGCCTATTTGACCTAAAGCGATATCGCGTTGATAAGTATCATTGCTGGACATGTGGTACCAGATGGGAGTCAGAAGAATATGTTGTTTAGGCCAGCGAAACCAATCTTTAATATCATTAAGAGAGGATGGGCTTGGCATATGACCTTCGCCGAATATTTCAGCAAATTTACGCCCATGGGCATCAAGCGTCAGATCAGTAAAGATCATGCCGCAAATGCCATGGCTGCTTCTTATATGGAACATGTCTATTTCATTCTTGATGTGGCCGCAAAGGATCCCGTGCTTCCTCTGGATCCTGTCGTTGACACTACCCTGCTAAACCAGATTCTGATCTATTCTCTGTATAAGCTGGATCGTGCCAATTTCTATCTGGTCGCTGGAAAGCGTAATGTAAACATCAATTCCATTGACCTGATTAACATCATGGCTTCCGATGATCCTCATATGCGAACTTTCAAGTCGGATGATGTGAGACGCGAGTACGTTACCGTTATGGTGATTACTACCATTCTCTATCTGATGACTATGTGTAAAAAGGTTGAAGTTCGCACTATGCTGGCTCTCTTCGCGGATCTCAATAAAACTACGTTGATGAAGGCGTTCGATCTGTCTCAGGATATGCTGAACGATTGCCGTCATTTCGGCCGAAAAGCATATGATGGTAAGATTCTGAATTTCCTGAATCATAGTCGACAGATCCTCGGTTCCGTCAAAAAGCATCCTCGCGCATTTTAAGAACTTAAGAGGGCTCTACCTCCAAATAGGTAGAGCCCTCAGTATTTGAAAAAGATGGGAGAATATGAAGCCATGAAATATGTGGTTCAGCCCTCTGCGCTTACAGACATCACGCAGAGTGATAAATTTTTTGATGTCATCGCTGCTATGCAGTCGAATTCTCCAGCTGTTGAATTTTTTGGTTTCACCGCCAGTAAAGAATCTGGATTTAACACGTCAAAGATTGATATCAAGTCTTTGAATTCTGGTTCAATCAAAATTATCTCCGGATGTGTTGATAATCTGGATCGAGCTCTATCTGACTGGGAACATCGTCTTTCTAAAGAGATGAACGAATGCATTTCCAAGCTCTTTGGTGTTAACAAGGCCCGTATCAAACTGCTCAATAATGATTTGAAAGAGCGTCAGTCTGAAGCTCGTAAGATTCAAACCGCTCTTCGTCAGGGTGGCATGCCCGATCATGTACGTGACGATTTGCAGCATCAAGAGCAGGAGATTCTGGATCGTGTTGAAGAGACAAAGGCCCTTATCCAGGAAATGCGTATCGCCGTACTTATCTCCGGAAAAATGTTTCAGTCTGTTCAGCAGTCTACCGAGCTAAGTAAGAAAGGCATCAAGATGCTTTTCGAAGAATATGCTCGGTATCAGAAAACAGTGGATGCTAGAAATAAAGAAACCGATCTTCGTTTTGGCACCATCAGTGATGATGATTATATCCGTGAAATGGTTTATCATCGTATGAGTCTTACTGATCCAGAGGCAGAACTTCTTCGAAATCTATCTCAGTTGATTAGTGAAGCTACCCGTATCAATGAGACGCAGATCTTCAATATTGAAGTGAATTTGGACCCAAATCTGGCGATGCGCTATGATCTCAAGGTAACCAATGAAATTACCGAAGTTTACAATACGTACCGTAAGATGACCGCCAAGATTCACAAACGAATCCAGATGCTAAAAGCTGACTGTCGCAGATTGATTAATAATCAGAAGAGTGTTAACAGCTCTATGATGATCGCTCAGGAAATCGTATTTCTCACTGCATTTTGCATGAAGTATAGCGATTTTCTTCTGCTATATCTGCGTCCTCAGTTTGGTATCATTGAAGCTGGTACGAAGACAACTTTTGTTAATTAAGAGTAAATCACGCACCTACCCAATTGGGTAGGTGCGTGTTAAGCCGTTATGAGAGTCGTATATGGTAAGCAAGAGCCTATGATCATTTTGGAGGTTTCACAATGGCACGGCGGCTCTGTGGAGAAAACCGCAAAGGAAGAAATGAGGTAAGCAGAGAAGATGACCAAATCTTTCAGCTATGACTCCGGCGATACGGAATGACAGTAGAGCTCGATCATCCTTACATAGGAGAACTTTTACCATGGATAGCGGTCAAGGACGTATGTAGCGCAAACGAAACTTCACCAGGGAGTGGAGTTTATAGACTCGGGCAGAACAGGACCCGCGAATAGATGAGAGCTGCAAAATCGCCGGAATAAAAACCTTTGCGGAAAAAGAGAAAGAGCCGAGTTGCATCGACTCAATCATAACGGCTTTATCATCCAGTTCCCATTTCTTCTGAAATAAATATAAAAAAAGAAGCTACTGTCGAGTTGACAGTAGCTTCTTTTATTGGCTGTGAAATTATCGGAGACCTTGTTTGATTCGAGTTACGATGGCTGGACTTACTCCATACTTTGCGGCTAATGCTCGTCCAGTCATTGTACCATTTCTGACGGCATCTCTGATACAAGCAACATCTTCATCGCTAAGACGATTGTGTGAATAATTCACATTGATATCGTATCCACTCATATCATATTTAGCTTTGAGATCGTCATAGTATCCTGGCTGATTCTTCAATTTATAGACCATTTTAATTACACGTTTGCGATGGATTTTATCGTCGTAGTTTAAGCCAAGTACCTTAGCAACTTCACTATTTGGAGCGTTTTCAGAGATTAATCTACAAACGTTATCCATCATCTCATATGTATAAGGTGTACCACGCGTGCCTTCATATCGAGATTTACGTGTGTTATCGACGTGGCTTAATAATTGCAAGTTATCAACGCTATTGTGATAGCGTTTATTATCGATATGATCTACCTGCATTCCATCTGGTATTTCGCCAATGTATGCTAAATATAAAAATACCGATACATTTTGCATACTTGCATTCTCGCGACCAACCATTGGAACGTTTGCACGCGCGTATCCATGTTTCCAATGCCGGTGAACGAATCGTTTCTGTAAAAGGCTGTAAATAACACCATCACGAGAAATGATAGCGTTCATTCGACTATTAGGTATTAATCGAAATTCAACACCATCGAGCCAGTAAATATTCTGATTATCTGGATCTTGGATGATATTCTTTACATGGTACGTGAGGAAACTATGCCGGTATACATGGCGTCGCGTTGAAAGATATTCGAGTTCGTTCTTATCAACGGGCACGATTGGAAATGGCGCGTTACCGATCCAACCAAGAACGAGCAGATTATCAATCATACGGATAGATCCGTCTAATATAACGGATCTATCATTTAGTTTAGGCACAAGCTCGCTAGTACCTCGACGAACTACTGTGCCATTTGAGCTAATACAATAGTCTGGAAATTCGGCAAGAGTGGCGCAATCGCCCCAATTCCATGAATCTGAATTAAGCTTAAAATCTTCCATTTATTTCACCTCCGTTCTAAGTAAATAATATATCAATGTGGTGATTTGGTAAAATGATGCGAAAAAAGAAGCTACTACCAAAAATGGTAGTAGCTTCTTTTATAGGCCTAGATATTATTCATAGCCCAAAATGCTGCAATTTCATCCTTGATAGGCATCATCTTCGAATCTACTCGACCGTTGATGCGAGAGATGTAGAAGTTAGTTGCGGGGGAGAGCGCTTTTGCAAAACGCTTACCCAAATCAAGGCCAAAGATGCGGAATACGTTAACTTGGTCTCCGTCGTGCCGGATTTACATATCTTTCGATATTAGGCTGACTATATCTTCATCCTGGAATTACCAGGAGCTGGCGCTACGAGAATATCCTTTCCATGATATCCCCTATCTTCATAAAGTCCGTTACATTTATGAATGTTAGTCGATACACCTTCCTCTATTGCTAGAGACTTGGCACGGTATTGCCTGCTATCCATATTACTATGGACCGTAGGGTCTCTTACGAAGCGTATTTGACACTGCTACTAGTGGGTGAATGACGTCCACCATGTCTTATTAACTTCTACCGTTAGCATGTAGAACGAAACTACATACACCGCTGGTTAGGCGTTCACACAGGTACCAACCAATGTTACCACTGGTATGACTCCGACGATATAATAGTATTTCCAATGACTGTAAAGGAAAACTACTTCACAGGAAGTCAGCATTCATGAGCGAAATTATAGCTGTAGGGATCGTGAGTGCTTTATCGTTGAAATCTTTCTTCACACACTTCGGCTTGACGAGCATGAAGGAGCCGTAATTGATTGAAGGATTACGGTTAATCAACAGATGCAGGAAAGCATCATCGGTACGAATCAGCTTATCCATCAGGCCGTAGAAGATAGGATTGTAATGAACCTTTGCACGCTTCCATTCAGCGTTGGCCTGAGCAATGTTCACATTCATTTCCTTGGCATACATATTGCAGATTTCATAACGGAAGAGTTCAAGACCTGCAACATAGGGAAGTTCGATTTCATTGGAACGAAGAGATCCGGAGTTGGGGGTAATGATATTGCGGCAGCACCAGTCATAGCGACCACCGATGACTTTTGACTGAATGACGCCTTTCTTACCATCCATGATCTTAAAGATTGCCATGAAGAGCTCTTCAATTTCCTTCTGACAAGAACCAAGGAGCTTGTCAATTTCAATGAGAACGTTCTCGTTGTCTTCATCTTCCTTCTCGAAGGTATTGACCTTATTGGTCGTCTGAATAATAGACTGGAAATAGGTATTGACCTTCTGCTTAAAGAGCTTCTCATCCTTGGAACCGGGAAGCTCGATACGGAGAATAGAAGAGAAGACAGGAATACAGGATGTAAAGACCTTATCACGATCGGTGCGGAACTCATGGAAAGCTGCAGCCTTTGCAGGCTTTCTCTTTTCATAGTAATCCAGCACTTCAGTGAAATGATTACGGAGCCAGGTCATGCCTTTACCGACGAAGGGGTGAACCCTCATCTCGGCAATCTCACGTTCACGCATCTCATAGGTCTCATCTTCGGATCCGTCACGCTTGCGATAAGGAGAACGCAGAATTCTGTCCAGCACCGGGTTGCCATCGACCTTACCCAGAGCATCGGACAGTTTCATAGCATAAATTGGAGAAATAACCTTGCGGTTATAATCCAACATGATCCAACCGGTTCTGGTTACGTCCGCCTCAACATATTCGACCATTGTGCCACATTGCTCGCAGCGAACACCCGAATACATTTTACCGATGTACTTGCGGCACTTACAGGAGTAACGCTCCTGGAAGGCGTTTTCATCGCCAAAGTCGGTGCCCCAGAATTCCGATTGCAGTCCGTTGTAGATCTTACGCTTCTTCGAGTCGTATGCTTCGGCGCTGGAAATGCGAATGCCTTTGCCTGTGACAAGGTCGGCATAGCATTCAAAGTCCAGATCCAAAGTTTCGACCGATACCTTTTCAATGTTAGAATCGTACAACTTTGATACCACCCTTCTATGTTAAAAATTGCTTAATAAACTTGGGCTTTATTGTCGACTGTTAATGCGTCAATCATTTTCCAAGCTTCCATATAAGTAATATACCGAAGTTTTTAATTACGACGATAACCCAAAACTAACCCTATGAAAGGAAGGGACCATTTATGGCTAAAACTTTCAAGATGCCCACAGACGATCAGATGCAGTCCATGTATCAGCTTGCTATGCTGATTACTAAGAATGTGAAGCAGACTCTCACTAATTCTAAATGGATTGATAAATCAATCACCACCATCATTTTTGCGGTGGTTGCCATTGCTGGCATGGTCGGCACTCTGGCCTATTATGTCATGACTGCGCATATTGCACCGTTGATGATCTATACGGCATGCGCCATCCCTGTACTGGCATTTGCAATGGCGCAGCAGGGAAAGACTATTGAAAAGCTTTCCACTGAGTTTGATGAATATACTACATCGATCAGCGCCTTTTTGACTTCTATTACCGGTGCGGCCTCTACCGCTGTTGATGATCGTACCACTATTGCCCTTTCGGCCGCCATTGTAGCATCTACCACTGTCGTGGCTGATAAGGTTGATACCGTACCCTTTGGTGAATTGACCAGACTGCCCCAGTATAAGAATGCCGCCAATTTGGCCAATAGTCTGGTAATGATCCAGAAGGCAATCGATAAGATGAAGGAAGAAGGCTATGATGTTGATGAGATTTTGAAAACTATCGATCTCGATAGCTATATTTCGATGGATGAATTCTACTATCATTCCGTCGAAATGCTGAAGGAAATGAAGCTGTTGGATACGAGTAAGTATCCTGGCACTGAGATTCCTTCGGAGTTCGAAGAATTCGATGACGATGATTCGTCTGCATCGGCATCTTCTGATGCAAATTCTAACGCACATATCATTTCTGTGAAGGATGACGATTCTGTGGAAGACCTCAGCATTGTCGTTTAATATCATCATTCAAGAAAGGACGTAACTACTTATGGCTGACATTGTGAACGGTAAGAAGATTGACCGTAAGAAAGATCTCTACAACCACGTGAGTTTCAATGTGCTCTATGAGTACAACCATCCCATCATGCAGCTGCATGAACTTTCCAAGAGAATTTTCACCCAGTATATTTCCACTGGGATTGATCGCTGGAAGCGTGAGCTGGATAGAGGCTGTGTATATCCCTTCTGCTCTGTGAAGATCGAGAATTACCGCAATCCCGAAGATGTTGATGAATACACCCCTCAGGAGGTGTTTTTCTCCATGATCGAGATCATCGATCCTTACGATGTCGTGATTGATCCCGATGAGCGTGCGGAATATATTGAATCTATCCGGTCCTATATCGACCTGGGTATGTATCCCCTGGTTGCTGAGCCTATGGGCCGCCGCAAGATTATCGATTCTTTCGAGAAGTTTGATAATCTGACCGAGGGTCGCTGCACCATTGGCACCATCGTTGAGTGCCTTGAATATAATGGCCATTTCTATGGCATCGTCATGTGGGAGCTCAACTATCCCAATGAGATGACAAGAGAGTTGATCGAATCTCGTGCTGGTACTTTGAGAGCTCGTGATATGATCGCCACTCCCAAGTGCTGGAAAGATCCTGACAGTTCGTCTGTCACTAACTTTGGTATTCCTGTTTTTGAGTACGCTCCCATGCGTATGACCCTGGCCGAGATTGTTAATGTGGAAGGCTTTGCCGACTACATCAACGAGGCCGTCGTTACCGGCAATCTGAAGCTCGATTTCGTCGACCGGACTTTGCAGATGGCGAACCAGTCTCTGCAGTCTGTTGGCCAGGCTCTTCAGAGTGTGAAACCTATGTCCGAACAGATCCAGGCTGATGTTCCTGTTGAGGATGCTGCCGAGAGCGATGATTTTGGTCATCGTCTCCGCCTGTATGATGAAGTCGTACCCGATGAGGGTGATGACGACGAAGACGATAAGTTTTTCATTGATTGACTTCGCGAGGAGCTAGCTTCGGCTAGCTCCTCATCTTATTAGCAAAGGTGGTCGTCTATGGAATATGGGTTCTGCATTTTTATGATAACGATTCTTTCTACGCTAGCTTTTACGGGTACATATAGCGAGTCTAGGAATTGTGGATTTGATCGAAAATCTGCAATATCTATTGGGCTCCTGGTGGCATTTTCATGTCTTGTAATTGGTATATGCTTGATGCTTATTTGTAATGGGGATCTATGACCGTATTTCACATATATTTCTTCCATATATCATTCGTATGAAGAAGAAAGTGATAAGCCGGGGTTAGCTCGATAGGCGTCGAGTTCTGGTGAATTAGTATGATTCAAAAAGGAGTCATCGTCTTGCGTTGAATCACGGTGCGGAAAACACGGATGAAAGCGTGGCCTAAACAGAGGCTGCAGAGCTGGTTGAAATGATATATACCACTCCATCCTTACCCATGAATTTCCATCCACATCGTTGAGGAGATCCAAGTCGCCTTGGGCTTAACCCAGGGATCACGGTGACTTCTTTTTTGCTATAAAAGGAAGTATCCACCCAACGATGTTTTAATATGATTCACTTTCCTAGAAAGGAGAGATTCGTATGGGTAATAATCCCAACGTTAGTTTAGAAGATCTAAAGCGAGCGATGAATGACCCAATGGTCAAGAATTCTCCGCCCGATCAGTTAATCGCTAATCTATCCAACGTTTTGGGAATTGCGGACTTGGACCCTGTGGATCAGTCCGAAGTTGAGAAAGTAAGAGACATCTATTTCCAGGCATTCAAGTTGGAGGCTGAGCGTTGGACTCCGATGCCAGGAAATGGTTTTGCACGCAACGTTACCACTTATGTGCAGATTATCCCCTTCAAGTTGAAATGGGTGCCCGATGGTGTCCAGTTGGTTGCCGATGTGTTGATCGACAAAACCGACTATGAAGAGGAATGTTTCCAGAACTGCGTCCAGGGTATGGCCGTTCGTGGTAAGAATATGGTCTTTTACTCCAACACTGCAATTCCTATCGACATTACATTGGGTCTGAAATGCATTGATGTGAACGGTGAAGTCGTTCGAGTACCCGATGAGTGTTACATGGCAAAAAAGAAATGATATGACGTGATTGATCGCAATTGATCAATCACGCCTTTTAACACAGCCTTAACGGTTATTATCCAGAAAGCAGGTGAAATGCTGATATGGAATGTATCTATACGTTAGGCACAAGTAGTGCTTCCCATACGTACGGAAACGTTGCATCTTTTATTAAGGAGATTCTGATGGATTATTTTCCTCAGAACTTCTTCACATATGTCTATATTGACTCGAAAATTGCATGGAAGAATATTAAGGAAGTGCTTGGCAATGGCGATACTGAATTTAAGAAACGCCATTATCCATACTTCATTATGACTCCTCGGTTCAATGCTGATATGGGCGATGTCTTCCTGTCTAATACGCCACTGACTACGAATATGGATAATGCGATTGCCGGATTGAGCCGTAATACTCTTTTTCCGCTAATCATGGATAAAGAGCATAGCATCGGCATCTCTTATAGATTGAATCGTGATAAGATCGATTTCGAGATTGAGTTGCGATTGAAGTCGCTATCCCAGCAGCTGGATGTTCATAAGAATCTTCAGAATCAGTTGATCTGGAATAGACCTTATCTGGTAAATGCTGCGCTTGAATCTATGATTCCTAAATCCATGATTGAATATATCGGTAAGATTGCAGGTATTGATATTACTGCTTCTACTCCTGAGAGTAATCAAGTACCCCTGATTATGCAGTACTTGAATGGACATTCCCGTAGTCCCATTACTTATAAGGTGAGAAACTCCACATCAGTGGAAGAGTTTTTCCTTTATTATCGTACCAAGTTGCTACTGACATTCTCAGATTTGCAGCATGGTGATGGTATGAAGAAGAACTCAATGGATGAGTATTACCCACTTACTTTCAGAGTATCTGCAGAATTCAATCTACCCGGCATGTACGCATTGATCGGCGATCATGAACGAAAATTCCATGGATTGAAGTTCGATGCGGTGGTTCATAGCCCTGATAGTCCTGCGGAGATGATTCCCCTCTATACGTATACCAATCTTTACGATCGGTATAATATGGATCTCATGGATGGATTCAAGTTCTACGCATCGACAATCGTTCAGGCGGATGAAGAAAATCGTGGCAAAGATGAAAAGATCGCAATGGCGGATATTATCCCCGAAGATCATATGAATATTCTGCGACAATTGATCGCCGATAATGTGGATCCGGAGACAATTTTCCGCTTCAGGCTGCTTAAGAACTCGAAGGAATTGGCCACCAACTGCGAGACAAATGAATCCGCTCCTTGCGAGTGGAGAGTTGACTGGCACCGTAAAAGGATCGTGATTCATAACGCAGATCCGATGGTGACCTATCGCATTATTATTTATGCTAACTTGGTTCAGATCAATCAAAGATTTGCCAAGGTGCAGGATAGTATCAAACGAGATATTGGCGGCATCTAAAAATTGAATATTACCCCCATTTCATGGGCCGATTTGGCTCACGAAATGGGGGCTTTAGCCATATATTATCCATATGAATCCTATATAGAAAAGGTGGTATTCTATGGCACTACATGATCTATTCGTTCCATATTCGACATTTTCCGGTCGAGTACTGCTCAAAGAAGCTGGTATGCTTCGCATCCTAGCGTATGATTATCTTCAGGGGTTGAAAGATACATGTCCTGATGATCAGACTCTTGCAATGCCTTACAAAGATCTATATCTCCCGCAGTATCCGTTTCGTACATCTTTCACTGAATCGATCCTGATTGATACCGAAGTTGCCAATAAAGAACGATACAAGGAGTGGGCGATTAACCATATTGATCTCGATGGCGATACCGAGCTGCCAGTATATCTTGAGAATCACACATTCAATAATTTCTTCAGGAGACGTCTGGAGCCGTCGTTGAAAAATTGGATCTATCCTAATCAGTTCAATGCATGTAAGGATAAACCAATCATCCTTTTCGGCGACCACCGTCAGTGCCTCGTTTTGAATTCGGTTGAAGATTACCATAAGCTGGTGCTATTTGTGGATAAAGACACTGGTGATGTTACAATTTCAGTACCGGCACTGGATCATATTCCGACCTATCGTTACGAAAGCCGGTTTGTTAGAACTGGAAAATATCTGGAACATGATCTTGATTCACCGTACGTATATCATATTGGTAACATGGGCGTCTATCAAGGCAGTGATGTCACGAAAGATACCCTTATTGATATGATTCATACACAGATTAGCCGTGGCTATACCACCATTGATGTAATGCCATGGTTTTAAAGGAGTTGAAATGAATGACCCGCAATGAAAGCGCACTGGATTTTCAGAAGCGCCTAATTCAGACTGCTCTCAAATCTCCACGAGAAGAAAGCGTAAAAATGCTCGGAATCGTTTATTCCAATTTGAAGGAATTTGTGCAAGTGCGTGTTCCTTTGGATAAACATCCTGATGAGATCATCGATAAGTTCTTTGAAGTGCTTGAGCTATTCGATGCCGCATTGCAGAAAAAACATTCAATGGCATATATCTCCAATGATCCTGCATATATTTTGGAGAGTGTGCAGACCACAAATATCATTTTTGGTCGTCCGATTACCGAGGCGTCCAAAAACGACCCCAATGCAAAAGCCGCTGTCTATAAGTTCCTGGAATGGTACTATGAGAGTGGCGATATTGATATTTATCCTGGTTATGGATGCTTCATTGATGGGAATTACTTCAGGCATCACGCAATCGTTCAGATTCTGGAGTATGCGCTTGATATCGTTGGTGAACCGGAAACTGATACTGAAGCATTTCTGAAATTCCGTACAGACTCTATCGTGCGGTGTGATGAGATCTGTGGCCGGCGTACCAAAATCAGTGCGCCTGAGCATGGACCGGTCACGGATAACCATGCCGCCTATCGAGTACAGAAATGGCTCAATAAATCTAGCAAGGTAAATGTTCGAATTCGTTTCGAGCAAAATCCGGACGCAGAGCATCAGTTTATTTTCCGTAAAGATCGTATCGGTGATGATGAGTACGTCTACACCGTAGTTTATCGAAACGATCTGTTTCTGGACTATGACGTTCATGCTAAAAACATCTTAAAGTATCTAAATCGAACCCACGATATCTCTCTGATTAAGGATCTGAAGTATAAGGATCTTGACGATAATAGTATCTTCGGTTATATGCACGGCATGACCATGTTTGATACGTATAATCGTGAAACTAAGCGTTTTATTCCAAGCTATGCCAGAGGCCCATTTGACAATCATGCTATTTTGGGAGAAATTTGTTTATCTCTCAATATGATAGAGGCATTTGGTCTAATCACGAAAGAATCGAATGATCAGGAAACGATCATTTCCAAACTGGAGGAATATCGTCGGAATCGAATCATGCATCGTATCAATCCCGGACTTGATGAGTGTTATTTAACAATCTATCGTACAGGCCATGATTACGACGATGTGAATCGAAAGTTCATTTTGCTAATGGCAATCATGCTCGAGAAAAATTGTCATGTATATATTGAAGCTCGAGCAAGAGGTGATGAGCAAAGCAACCTTAATTTATATCGTGAGCTGGCAGCAATTGGTGCCGATGTGCATATCGTTGCAAAGCATTATCCCGATTATAAGGTACACGCTAAAGCTTGGACCTTTATTACAACGAATGGTTATGCGCCGGCACATCGAACCTATCTGAGCGTTTATTCCACCGGTAACTTCGTAGAGAGCGCTCAGAAGGGGTTTGTGGATTCTGTGTATTTTGAGCGTGGATGTGTCGACGATGAAAGCGAGATTCCTGGTGTAAGACTTTGGAACGATTTGATGGATGACAGCGGTGAGCATAAGTGGACCTCAATTAGCGATAAGCTGGTGTGGGAGCCTAAGAAGATTCGTAAGACTATCGTCGATCTTATCCGTCGACAGACCGTTATGAACGATCCATCGTTTAGGCACGTGCCACAGTTTCACGATTTGCATGAATATAAGCCTTTTATCTGGATCAAAGTCAATCATATCACGGATAGTAAGACCATAAAAGCTTTAACGCGAGCTGCCAATGCTGGAGTGGATGTACGAATTCTGGCTAGAACGACCTGCACAATTCCGAGTAGAACTTCGAAGATCAAAATTCGGAGCATTGCTGGCAAGTATCTTGAGCATGATCGTTTTTATATCTTCGGGCTTTATCGAGAAAATGGAGAAGGTAAGTTCGGAGATATCATTGCACAAGATTCGTTTATCAGCTCCTGTGATTTGATGGAACGTAATCTGGATAAGCGTATCGAATTCCTGTATAAACTGGACGACGATGAGCATTATCTGGGCGATCTTTTCATGAAGATTTGGAATCGTGAGACGGATCCAAGAGCTGGGTATTTCCGGTATACCATTTAATCGGTAGCGGGCGAGGTAGGATATCCTACCTCGCCCTTTAAAGCAATCATAAAATAAGTGTAATTCTTTTTTGGTTAAAACCGTCATTTAACGCTGATTCGCAAAATAAAGCGTTTGACAGCACATTAATCGAAGGAGGCTAGTAGTTTTATGGCTAGACTGAGTCAGTTTCAACGAATTGAATTAGGATTCGATCTGGATGACTTCCATAAGCCGATCAGCTATGCTAAATCTGATGCGTGGGTCCGCCAGATTCTTCAGCTGCTTCTGATCGAGCCTGGAACATTTCCTTCGAATCCAACGATCGGTATCGGTGCTAAGCGGTACGACTTCCAATTAGAGGATGATCGTCATAAGCTCGCATCTGAGGTCAATCGCCAAGTACCAATCTTTTTTCCCGATATGCCTTTCAATAACTGCTCCATTCAGCCACCGGATGACGACGAAGACCAGGATATGCTCTATATTTTCCTGACCTTCAATGTCGATTCCCATCTGGAGACGGCGGTCGTTGCAATTAAGAAGGGCTATAAATATATCGATTTTGCTATTGCTATGTAATCCATATTTCGAAATGAGGGACTAATATGTCTGATATGATGAATAATACCTCGCTGGATCAGCGCGCTGCTGCTGCATTGGAGCGCGCTCGTGCTGCGAATCCCGACCGCGCGGGTATCGCAGATCATGCCCCCGTGCCTGACATGAGTCAGAATATCGGTGAAACCCCCGATGCACCTCAGGTCACTGTACCTGCATCTCCTGCCAATCAGGCTGTAAGAGTTGCATCTCCCATTGCGCCTCCTCCCACCGCCGAAGAGATGGCTGCCCATGGTGCAGTCACTGGCGATCAGGTTGCGCCCCAGGAAGACGATGAAGTTATCCTGGCCGGAAATACCATTGTAAAGACTAAACCTCTCACTGAGAGTGATGAAGAAGTGATCATTACGTCCGTTGGTAAGGATCAGATGAAAAATATGCCCGAAGCTGAGCAGAATGCTTTCCTGGAAAGCATCATGCCTGAGCTGGCTGCTTATAAGAAGCAGTTGATTCTGGAAATGGGTATGACACCTGCTGAAGCTGCAGTTGCTGCTCAGAATCGTATGAAGACCAAAGCTGAAGATGCCGCCAAGAAGTATGGCGAAGAGCATCCCGACGGTGTGATTCTGACGATCGATAAGTCTCAGGAAGCCGAGCTCAAGCTTGACGAAGAGACTACACGTAAGATGCACGTCGCCAAGGCTCTAAAGCTGGTGGTTGTCGAAAGCCAGGAGCTGGAAACTATCAAGGTAAAGCCTGTAAAGACCTCTATGAATATGAGTCAGATCCGTGATATCTGCGGCTCTCTGAGTCACTATTCCGTTCCTCTGTTGGAGTTCGGCGACTATGCAACTTTCAACGGTGCACAGACTGGTGCTTTGGCAAATGCCACCGCATCCCAGGATGATGACTTCCTCGATGTAATCGAGAAGAAGGCATCTTTGCTCTATAAGTACTTCGATCGTGGTACTTTCATGTCTCGCTTCGGTGAGAAGAATACCCCGATTACCTATGAGCAGTTCTGTAACTGGTTCTGCTACGATGACATTGATATGGGTATCTATGCCATCGTCGTTGCTTCCGCTATGGAGGTTTCTGAAAGCTCCTATAAGTGCCAGAATCCCGACTGCGGCAAGGTCTACAATATTTCCTATAATAACAAGGCTCTGCTGGATCTGTCTGAGATTCCTGAGTCCTATCAGAAGCGTGTGGAAGAGATCGATACCAAGAGATCTTCTGCCGCCGAGATGGAGGCCATCCATAATAAGTATGCTATGCATACCCGCGTGAAGTCTCCGATGTCTCACAATATTTACGAGCTTGGCTCTCCCAGCATTGCCGATGTCCGTAATCGTATCGAGGCATGCATGGAGCAGATCGACGGTTCCACTGCTCTGGATATGATTCTGCTGCTGTATGTTGACAAGTTCTGGGTGTATGATCATAATGATGGTCAGTATGCCTTGGTTGACGTCGGCGCCAATCCTTCTGAAGCATTCGATATCTTGACCCGACTGCATCAGGTCGATCTCGAGCTGTTGACCAGATGGATTCAGGATAACAAGTACCATCCCATGTTCAAGATCAAGACCAAGTGTCCTCACTGCGGTCGGGATGAAGTTGATATCCTGACTACCGATGCAATGATTTTTCTCCATGCCCGCGCTTCATTGACGGAGATTCTGTAATGAAGCAATACATGGAGTTCGTCGATGACGTTCTCTATGAATTTGACGGGCAATTATCGTTCTCCGATATCAAAAATATGACTTACAAAGAGATTGGTTATCTAAGAGCGCATCGTAAGAAGGCGCATCCTAGGGAAGCCGATGCCCTTGCAAAAGGGCTGCTTGGTAAAGCCTAACCCAAGCCTGTAGCAGTGCCGTGGTACATGAAATCATTCCTATGTGTATTATCCGATCACAAAATTTAGGAAGGAGCTAACGCACCATGAGTACTGATAAGTCCCAGATCGCTCATTTTCTGAATTTATGCGATCGGGTTGAAGTCTTAAGTGATATAGTACATGACGAGAACCATAAGATGGATTTCAAAACTTTCGATCCCTTGACAGAAAGCTATTATCCATGTTTGGAGCAATTCTTTGGGGACATTCGTAAAGAGTCTGATGTCGTCGGAATTGATGCAGCCTTTGAAGAAGACGCTGCCACGTTTACGGCACGTTACGCCGATAACTCGACAAAGATCTTCTCATACAGTAAACCCCAAGATATCGTCATGTAACATATAAAATGCTTCATAGCCAATTAAGGCTATGAAGCATTATGTCATACGAATGGGTAAAGTTTTGCAGTAAACGACGCTGACACGGTGGTAGTATTAGTACTTCCACCTCCACCGCCAGGAGCTGCATATACCGCTAAGTATAGTTCGATGGATGGTGTAATTAAAAATTTCAATTCTGGAACTGCTAAAGTGTGGGTTGTGCCAGACTGACCAAAACTTACTCCAGATAACGTGTCTGATACAGGTACGTATATGCTTGTCGATTGACCGATTGCAGCACATGCACTTCCAGTAAACGACGCAGAACCAGAACCAACTAATGATATAGTATGCGCTGGAATAATAACAATGCCAGAATATTTAGTAGTTAATGATAAATACTTGACAAAATGCGTACCAGATGACCATAATCTAAACGTGCCGCCACTTTCGGGTGTGATTGAGATATATGAATCCGAAATTGAAAATAACTCAGATACCTTTGAACTTGGATTGGTTGCTAATCCTAATGCATCGCTCATTATAAATGATAAGCGCCCAACCTTCGGTTGGGCGCTTTAGCAGCGTATAAATTTGCGTTTCCAACATCCCTTATCGGGATGATTATAATATAGCCAGAATTAACCCTTCACAATTTGTGACATTTTGGTTACTTCGTGTTATAGTAAGAGTCGTTTCGGTTGCTGAAATTGATGTAAACGCGCCATTGTATGATGTTGGAGTTGAAGATGAGTATAGTAATAAAGAAGGTGACGATAAAGAGTCGCCAGGATTAACAATTAATGGTTGACGATATGTGTATGATACTATTACATATGGTAAAATTATCCACCGCGTGACTAGTTTTGTCGCAGTGAATGATACTGATGAATTTACGGATTTCATGTTAAATGAGAAAGATTCATAATTTGGATTAGACATTAATTCTGCTTCTGGACCAAAAGTTGCAATTAAAGCATCTGCCATATTCTTAAATCTAAGCGGGATAGCCTTAGGCTATCCCGCTCTTTAAAGCATCAAAAATGATTTATTATGATCGGAAACATCCCTTACAGGGAAATATTCGCACAGCTTGGAGCAAACAATCGATTCTTAAATTGACGCCAAACCATGCCGAGCTCAACGAACCAGAAATAGTATCGCCATCCGCCAATTTCAAATCCGGTGTTATTCTTCTCGATCCTGAAGAAAGGTGTACGAATGAGAATGAAGCATCGGTTATATCGATTGCGGCATGGAGTAATCTTAAATTGCCATCTTGTCATTCTCGATAAGATTCGAGTCTTCAAAGGCTCATCTTCTTTCTTACGAACGATCCAGAGGATAGAAGGACGAAATGCGGATCCTTCAATTATAAACTCTTTGAGCACATACACGCTATGGCTGGGATGATGAAAAGCTTTCATATCAGATGTCCTTTCCGATGTTTAGATGGTAGCTTTACCACCAACGAAGGTTGCAGTACACATGCATGTGTACATAGTACTCTCTTTCGTAAATACAGCGGTGCTATTGGTAATACGATAGTGGCCAGCATACTTCTGATACTTAGCACTATCTGTGGTAAAAATGAAATCCTTATTCGGAGAAAGAGCTCGAATATTGACATCCTGTACCGTGATACTAAGGGTATTCTGAGACTGCTCAATTTCAGTTTTTGCCCTGTCTACAGTTGCGGAACCCTCGTTTTGTACGACGACCCTATTCACAGCTCCGGCCTTAGAAGGAGACATTTTTGAAACATTTACGTTGCTGGTAAGATTCGTAATCTTGCCAGTGTTTGAATCGATCGAAATAATGTTGCCACCACTAAGCTGGTCGGCAAACATCGCATCATTCTGAACGGAAAGAGAGTTACCAACGATATTGATTACGCAGTATTTCTCTTTGCCATTGGCGTAAAAGCCGGATTTCATAATGAGCTGGTCGGATCGATTCGGGAACGATGTTAAATAGACGGTCTTAATTTCGTTATTGATCCATGCAGTAGCACCGAGTTTCTTATCTAGGATATAGATCATATCGTAGTCAAAGAAAACCGTGGTGCCAGCTTTATGCAGACCATAGGTATTGACCATCCGCATAAGACCTTTAGCCGCAGGCAAGGGAGGAAGTGCGAGCTGATCATATCGTTTAGAGTTATCGCTGGGGCTCATCAGTACATCTTTCAGACCAAGTTTCTTGAAGTAATATGCAACTGCATCGGAAACTGTAGCGCCCGAAAGAATTGCATTGATAACTCGATTTGTATTGAAGATGTGATCGGCGCGGTAGAGGCCCATAACTAGAGCTCGATTATTATCGTAGCTATACTGGGTTAGATCATCCGGCCCAGTACTCATGGCTTCTTTTTTGCGTTCACCTGCAGTATCATCAGTCATCTTGGGAGATTTATTGGCGATAAATGCATAGAAACGATTTTCTAGAATGGGACCAAACATATTGATGGCGTCCTTTGGATCCATTTCATACATATCGTCAAAGAGACCGTATTCAATCTTCAGGTCAACGTAAACTTCCTCAGAATTATCCATAACATCTGCGTAGACTTTATCAGGAACTACGCAGCGGAATTCCAAATACGGGAAGAGATAATTTTCGTAATCCTTCTCAATGGTCCAGTTACCAATATGGGCTGGATCAACCACATATGGCTTACTATATCCAGGAATTACGAGCTCAAATTTAGAAATGCGATATTTTGCAAATTTGAGCTGAATATCATCAACGTTCATAACTGTATTCACCTACTTTACGTGAATAATTTTGTAAAAGATTAACGCTTTGTCAAAAGCTACTTTAAATATGAGAACGATACATCAGAGTAAAGTAACACAACGATAAAATCCTAAAATTACAATCTATACCTTTTAAGGAGGGTTCTAACATATGGCTATGCCCAATGCTGCGACTATCCGGCAGTATTTTCTGGATGGCAAGTGGGATGAGAACATGCTGAAGACCGCTCGGGTCTGTAAGGCTATCACCGCTGAGCAGGTGGACGAGTTCATTGCTGAGAAGAAGGCAATGGAAGCTGCGGCCACCAAGAAGAAATCCAAGTAAAAAGTTGAGTCTAGTACCGTGAAGGTACTAGACTCAGTTTTGACCGTTGAAAATCCCTTAGGGGAGGCTGCGGCCTCCCCTAAGAACCCCTCCAATGGGGATTGGATGTTAGCAGGCCGACAGGCGGCCCCCGATGCGCGTGCCCGCGCTCGACGCCGCACCGTCGACATCGCAACAGAGCGGGCCAGCAACCAGGCCACGGTACCAATGGCCACCGACAGCGCACACGCAGCCAGCCGTAGAGTCCAGGCTCCAGTTGTCGGGGAAATACGTGCTATTGGAACCAGAACCACCACTGGATAGAGCGGCAATAATACCATCGCCGAGGTTGGTCATGGTCTTGGGGTAGCTACTTGCAAGGATACCGGTAGCGGTAGAATAGTCAGTACCAGCATCATTGTAAGGACCGCAGACTTTGTAAAGAAGATTGGTACTACCACCGGATACGAAACCGTCGCACCACTTGTACAGAGATCCCCAGAAGTTCTCGATACCGAAAACTTTGGCAACCGCGGTATTGGCTGACGAACCGAAGAAGAGTCCCTTCGCATTGCAAGTACCGGTTGTTGCAGCGGCAGAACCGCCGGTCCAACCAGCACCGAGCGTAGACTGTGCATCACGGCTCTTACTTACCAGGAAGATCAAACCAATGATGTACATGCGCTTGGCAATCTCCTCCTGCTGATACTTCGAACCCATGTTGGTTGCATAGGTGCGGAAAGTACCAATGGTCTGAGAAACAGTAGGAGTCTTGCCGGAAAGAGAACGAAGCTTGTTGCTGGCCACATATCCCTCATATGCACCGTAGTACATATAATCCTGGACAGTGCCACCGCTGGTTTTGAACGCGTCGCAACACCAGCCACTCACACCGGTTTTATCTTCACCGGTGATTTCGAAGTACAGGTAGTTGCCGGATACGCGCCAGCGATACCAGGTCTTACGGAACTCGATCATGACATCGCCGGCAGAACCGGAAGTAATGTCAACAGAGTTGCCGGAAGTATCCTTGGCATAGTTGTCGGGGTTGAGATACTTACTACGTGCGCCATTAAGATAGAGACAGGGTTTGCAACCAATGAGAGCATCAATAATTTCCGCCCAGTCACCATAAGAGCAGATGCCGGTGCTGGCGTTATTCGAAAGAGGTTCAAAATTAGAAGCTGCTTGCGTATAAATAACTGCGTCTGAAGGTGATGAACTGGACATATCAATTCTGATGCCATAAACACTAGAGCGAATTTCGTCTTCTTTGGTGATTGTGCCGTATGCGGCGGGGGCAATTACTAGAGCTTCACCCATAATAATGATTAAGCACGATGTGCAATCAGGCATAGGCGAATTGGTTTCAAACTACCATTCACCTTTCATGAAAGACGTCATAACTTAGGTATATGTCAAATCGTTTATATATTTGACCATCTAGCAAGTATTTAATCGTAAGATGGGTTATCGATACTCCGCCCGACAACTGGAACCTGAACTCTACAGCTGGCAACGTGTGCAATGTCGGCGGCAATTGGAACAATGGCCTGAATGCTGGCCCGCTCTATTGCAATGTCAACAATGCGGCGTCGAACACGAACACGAACATCGGGGGCCGCCTGTCGGCCTGCTAACATCCCGCATAAGTGGAGGTCACACGCCTCCCTATCCAACCTTCTGATCTTTTTGATTGGATTATGTTTGTATCGGTAACCTCACCCCTTGGTGGAAATTGGCCGCATGGACACGTCCTAGTAGGGTGCGAGCATGTCGAACCGGCGTGAGGCTGGATGTTAAATCCAGACCATGAACGGCTATATTATGAAGAACTACGAGTGGCATCTAAATAATCGCAATAAAAATACATATTAAAGAGGGTCGACAATTATGCCCAAGCGTGTTGGCTATCTATATGATAAAATCTGTGAAATCGATCATTTACATGCAGCTTTTCATAACGCGTTGAGGCGGAAGAAATCAACACCTAGCGCATTCACCACGAAATTACTCGAACATGAAGATGAGGTGGTAGAATACATTCAATTTCTTTTAACCGAAGAAATGTTTGAACCTTCACCTCCTCACTGCTTCAAAGTTGTCGATGGCCTATCTGGCAAAGTTCGCGATGTCCAAGCGCCCGAAATTTATCCAGATCAGCTTATACATTGGGCAATGATGATGGTACTTGACTCTGTTATTTTGAAAGGGATGTATTCTCATTGCTCTGGTAGTATTCCTGGTCGTGGACCTCATCATGTTAAGCGCTATCTCGAAAAGAAACTTCGTAGTCCAAATGGGGCTACGAAATATAAATTTTGTCTTAAGATGGACATCCATCATTTCTTCCAGTCTATTGATCAGGATATTTTATGTTTGCAATTTAGACGGAAGATCAAAGATCCAAGAATGCTCGAAATTATCGATCGAGTCATCTATAGTGTAAATGAAGGATTACCCATTGGATATTACACATCGCAATGGTTCTCCAACTTTTACCTGGAAGACTTCGATCGATTTGTAAAAGAGAAATTGAAAGTTGATTGCTACGTTCGTTACGTTGATGATATTGTAATTTGTGGTAGTAATAAACGAAAGCTCCACAAGATTCGTGAAAAGATTAGTGAATATTTGTGGGATTATCTCAAATTAGAATTGAAAGAAAATTACCAGGTATTTAGAGTAGAAGAACGTGGAATCGATATCTGCGGATTCCGTATCTACCATAATAGAACTGGTATTCGTAAAGCTATTCTCTCCAATATCGTAAAGGCAAATCGTCGAGTTCGTAATCCAGCAACGAAACATGCCCTCGCATCAATGATTAGTTACTGTGGATATCTTGACCATACCGATACTTACATTTTCGCTCGAACGAACTTAACTGGATCTAAAAAGTATTTTGTAAAACGATACGTTGCACTTGATAAAGCGGGTGTCGATAATGAAATCGCACTTCAAAAGTTGAAACGAAATGGGCTCGTTTGTATCGATGAACCCTGGGATGAAAGCGAAAAAGCCCCATCTGGAGCTTTGTAAACATGTAGATAACGATATCCATACGAGGGAGGTCAAGTCTCATGAGTTCCAAGATTTATACCCTTGGTTACACTGGTCCGGAGGTTGATGAGGCTATTGCCAAGATTCAGGATCTGGACGTTAGTGCCCTTGGTGGTGGAATTATCGAACTTGAGTCGACTGAGGCCAATCCCTATAACCTGGATTTCCTGCGTGTCGTCGGCATTTACAAAGCAGCATATGTTTATGCCGTCACCGCTCCCACTGGTGTGTCTGAGATTTCTCCTGTCTACATTTACGTGTCTAAGGTTAATGATGGATCTGAATCCGGGAAACTGGTTCAGACCCTGAATGCCGCTGGCATGATGTATACTCGAGAGTCTACCAACGCGGGCCAGACTTGGGGTATCTGGGATACCAACGATGGCTTCGATTCTGCTCAGGAAATCACTGCTGAGGAAGTCGATCAGATCTTCGCTGATGTGTTCGGCACTGATACAGCTGTGGTGTACAGTTTGCTCAATGCAAGCCGTGCAGTATCGCATAAATCCACTTCCACTCCCACTACTGTGAGGAGTATCGCAAATTAACAACTCCCATATAAAGAGATCATGTCACGTTGCATGATCTTCATACAACGTGTGTGATATATTTCAACATTTGATTCTCATAATTTTATTTTGAAGGAGAGAATTTACTATGGCTTATAAGTATGCTTCTAACGCCGCTCTGCAGGAGCTGGTCGTCAAGGTTAAGGAACTGCTGAACGGCAAGGTCGACGTCGTCGCTGGTAAGGGTCTGTCCACCAACGATCTGACCAATGAGCTGAAGGCCAACTATGATGCCGCCTACAACCACAGCCAGGCTGCTCACGCTCCCGCTGATGCTGAGAAGAACGTGATCGTCGGTCTGACCGTCAACGGCACTCCCGTCCAGGTCGACGGCGAGACCCGTATCGCTGCCATCACCGTTGCTACCAAGGTCTCTGAGCTGACCAACGACAGCAACTTCCAGAACGCCGATCAGGTGTCCAACGCCATCACCACCGCTCTGGCTGGCTACTACACCAAGGGCGAGGCCGATTCCGCCATCGCTTCCGCTGTGGCCGCTGCCAACCACCTGAAGTATGAGATCGTCGCTCAGCTGCCCACCGCTGACATCTCCGCTACCACCATCTACCTGGTGGCCAAGGATACTGCCAACGGCCAGGATGCCTATACCGAGTATATGTATCTGAACGGCGCTTGGGAAGTCATCGGCGACACCGTCGTGGACTTCTCCAACTACTACACCAAGTCCGAGGTCGACAACCTGTTCACCACCAAGCTGGCTGACTACGTCCTGAAGACCGACATGGTGGAGATCACCGCTGCTGAGGTCGACGCCCTGTTCGCCTAATCTTTGCTTCAGTCTCATGCACTCAATATTAGGGAGGTAGAGGCATCTACCTCCCTAATCCTCTAATTGAGTGACGTTCACCTAAGGAGGCGGTTACTTATGGCTTACAAGTATGGCGGTACCACTGCGTTCACCGCGCTTGTAACGAAAGTCCAAGCCTTGGTGAATGCTGTCAAGGGGACTGCCGAAAGTGCATTAAGCGCTGCTCAGACAGCGTCCACTGAGGCAAAGTATTACGGCACGTGTGCGACCGCCGCTGGTACCACCGCCAAAGTGGTAACCTGTGCTGGCTTCAAACTGGTCGCAGGTGCTAAGATCGCAATTAAATTCACCTACGCTAACACTGCAGGTACTGCATCCCTGAACGTCAATAGCACCGGTGCTAAGAATGTCGTATGGCTCGGAGACACCGCTGTTGCTAGCGCTTGGATCGCAGAAGAGACCTGCCTGTTCACATACGATGGTACCAACTGGATTCTGATGAAGAATGCTGCTGGTATCAGCGATTGGACTGGATTCACGGGCGCAAACCCCGTCGCTAAGGGCGGTACCGGTGCTACCGATGCTGCTACAGCCAGAAGTAATCTGGGTATTACTCTGGCAAATCTGGGCGCCGCCGCCTCCGGCCATAGCCACGCTTTGGCTGATTGCACTGGAACTCTTGCTCTTACCAAGGGCGGTACCGGTGCTACTACTGCGGCTGATGCTCGCACTAATCTCGGTATTACTCCTGCCAATATTGGAGCCGCCGCCGCTTCTCATAGTCATGCGCTGACTGATTGCACTGGCACCCTGACCGTCGCGAAGGGTGGTACCGGCGCAACTGATGCCGCTACTGCGAGAACTAACCTGGGTATTACCTTGGCCAATCTAGGCGCTGCTGCTTCTTCCCACTCTCACGCCCTCACGGCATGTACCGGTACCCTTACCGTTGCAAAGGGTGGTACTGGAGCTACCGATGCCGCTACCGCACGTACAAACCTGGGTATTACCCTGGCTAATCTCGGTGCGGCAGCATCTTCTCACTCTCATGCTCTTACCGCATGCACGGGTACACTGACTATCGCCAAGGGCGGTACCGGTGCTACTACCGCTGCAGCTGCTCTCGCGGCGCTTGGTGGCGCCACGATGACATTGATCAATGTCAGCGTCAACACCTCTTGGAGTGCAAACTCCTCTGGCGGTTACATGAAGACTGTGACTGCTTCTGGCGTTCTCGCTACCGACGTTCCCGTTGTGGGTATCGTTATGTCGTCTGATGTGAGTGCTGCGACTCTGCAGGGCAAAGCCTTTGCAAATGTCAATCGCATCACGACTGCGGCTAACAGCATTACGCTGTATGCCTTCACCACGGCTCCTACTACGGCTTTCACGCTCCAGATGCTGATTGTCCGTAAGGCTTAACGTGATCTAAAGCTCCTAACCGATCGGTTAGGAGCTTCTTTTTTATTTAAGGAATTCCAAGAATTGTAGCTTCAATAGAATATGTATTTTGTGTTGTGTTTGCAGTACACGATGTGTTTGTAAACGATATGCTTCCATGATTCGAGATAAGAGTCACGGATGCGTCTGGAAGCAAAATAGATGATCCAATTAATGGATAATATGTTCCACAAATACACATGGTCCATATAATAAACGCTGAATATGACTGATTGAATGTGATGGTTTTAGTATTATTACAAACTGAGATTGTATATAAATGAGATTTATGGTCTTGAATAATATTAATCAACGAATTCGCATCAATGTTATTTGTACTATACATGAATGCGGTGCCTAATGATTCTGCCATAATCGCTTAATTTGTCCTGAGCGCGACTCCACTTTGTGTAGCGCTCAGGAAATAATGTCGATAAACAGTCCTTACAGGACTGATTAAATGCTTCGATGAAACCTATCTAGGTTTCATCGAAGCATAAACACGGCTTAATCGAGAATTTCCCGTCTGGGATCAATAGGCTTAAAAGCATTCAGGAAGTTGACAATGCCAGAGGTACCATTTGTGTCGATATACTTATCGACCGCAGTCAGAATGGTATTCACGGTGTTGGCAGTTGCCCGCTCATTGATAGTTTCCTGCTGCCGGATAGCCGCAGTCTTATCATACATACGGCTCACAGACATATACTGGTCACTGGTCATAACCATTCCCAGAATGCCGGTGATGCCATACAGAATCTCAATATCCGTAGATACAGAGTTACAGACTGCGGGGATCTTATCGGTACAGCATTCCTCGTTCACGATATCGTAGCTGGAGATGTCGCCGTTGCTCAGCGCGTTGATCAGCTGATAAATAAAGTCGTGATTGCCAAAGGTTTCCCCATTGACGAACTTCCAAGGCTTTTCATCATTGCCGTTGGGATATTTATTGGCCAGGATATCCTCAGATGTTGCCAGATACGCGTTGGCTAGAGTATTCAGAGCAAACTTCTGCAGCTCACTCATGGTGTTAGCACGCTCATTTCCAACGCGGAACATTGCAGTCATAACACCGAGGTTCAGACCAGCGACAACGCCATTCTCATATGCAGAGCGGCACGCCAGGAAGGTATCGTCGACAACGTCTCTGGTACACTGACGCTCCAGCTCGGTTACACCACCGACATGGATAACACCCAACGCTCCAGACAGCTTATTTAGACGCTGAGATGCTTCCAGGAAGGCCTTGGTCAAATTGGTGGGAGAATTCTCCACATCCTTCTTGGCCTTATCAAACTCGGCCTTAACCTGAGCATATCTCTCCTTGTACAGAATAGAATCGGTATTATAATCCTTCAGAGAGAAGAAGGACTTGCCGATGGTTGCATTGTAGATGGTACCATAGCAGGTGGTAACCAACTGCTGAGCAGTGGTGAAGTGGTATTCTTCCAGTTCCATGGCCTTATCATGGATCTGTTCGCCCTCAGGAGCAGATGCGTTGTAACGCATCTCCTCAAAGACCTTGACCTTGGTTGCATTGATTGGAGTGACGCCAGACAGAGTCGCGAAGTCGGACATGGCGTTACGCTGCGCGGCTCTGGTCATTTCAGGAATCTGAATGATCATCAAACCAGGAATTGCATTGGGGTTCTTCTTCAGATTCTCCTGAATCAGAGTTGCAAACATGGAAGAGATAATATCGTCGAAGTACGGTGCCATCAGAATCAGAGGACGCTGCTGACGGGTGGAATCCTGGAGCATGGCTTCGATCAGAGCAGCGTGCTTCTGATAGGAAACGTTGTGATCGAAGACCGCGATATTATGGGGGCGACCCATAGTATCGTAGTAGTGCTCGGTGGTGTTGCTGTAGCGCTCATGCATCAGGAACTGGCAGTCCAGACGATAACCTGTCTGAATTTCATAGGTCAGGTCCTTGCCGCCGTCCATATCCACCAGAATATTGGGATTGTGGGTCTTCTGGTAGATCTCTTGCATGATGCGGGCCAGCTTCTCATTTCCATTGGAGGAAACATATGCCACACGATAGATTTCCTCATACTGAGGATTCTCATCGGTAGCATCGGGCGCGATCTGAATGGCGTGCTTTTCCAGATCAGCAATGATCATATCACGAACATCATTCAGAGCGGATACGATATCCGCCTGACGATACTTGGTCATAACACCTTCCTGATCCAGACCTTCGCTGATCAGATGCATGAAATGGTCGGCAGTAACCATTGCGGTAGTAGTGCCATCGCCGACCTTATCCACGATGCGGAAGCTGATATTCTTCAGCATGTTGAAGATAGAATTATGGGTGGGGTCCTGGAAGCGCAGACGCTGCAAAATGGACCAACCGTCCTTGGTGGGATATGTGAAATTACCATCATCGATGATGGTGGTATGCGCGTAAGGACCGAGAGTCTTGCACACGGTCTCTGCGGCAATATGGGAAATCGCCTTGATCGTGGATGTGAATTCATCACGTTCGATCAGGTTCATACCCATGCGAATTTCCTTTTCGATATTCTCAAACTGAGAAGCGCTCATAAGGGAATCGTCCTTTCTAAAAGTTATTCAGTTTCTTTATCGATACAAAATGGGTATGCATATGCTACTTCACAGATTCGATCTTTCGCCAATCGATTGATTAACTCAGTCTTAGCATATTGCATTCGGCTTTGTGGATCGTTTGGATCCACAGGTTCGAGGTTGTCATACCCATCGTATATGACGAAAAATTTATTTTTGACAAGTTCTGGATTATATTGATACAAAGTCTCGAAATCGCAAGAATCCGACATGAAAACCGTCGTAAGCTCCGGGATTGAATCGAATGCGTCGATTAAATTTCCTTCAATTGCGGAAACCTTCGTGCCAAGATACTCGGGGTCAATCATAGAGCTCAAATACGATTTCATCTCCGTTGTAAATCTGTCAGCGATCAGATAGACTTTCTTGACAAATTGCTGCTCGATTAGATTTCTCAGAATAGCTTCCATTCTCGTCGTATGTAGATATTCAAAATGGTAAGGCTCTCTAAAAACCTCTACAAATGATCTACACATATCCATAGATAGTGTTTCCTTTGAAAGGTTAAACACGAACTGTTCTGGATGATTATACATCACAGTTACGTTATATAGCGCATCAATTGGCATCTTAGCATATTCGATAAGATTCGGGAAGAGTTGAAGAATTTCTTCATCATCTTGAGATCGCTCGAGCATATTACGGAGGATCGACATATTGGTATTCTTAAAGACACGATGAAATTCAATCAGGAAGTATTCGTCTCGATTTCCTGATCGTATCGGTCTTAGATAGTCGGGTGTAAAGATATTGGGATTCATCGTATCACCTCAATGGCGGTGGTATTTACAAAAAAGAACGGGTATGAAATGAATCATACCCGTTCTTAAGCCCAAACGGGCGAAGTTCTCTTTAAGCCATCAGACTCTCGAGGTTGGAAACCTGATGCACGTCGGGAACGCCGGGGCCGATATTACCACTGTCCTGGATAGCATTGCCCCAGGCGACGGTATCGTTAGCACCGATCGCTGCAGGAACAGCCAGAGGAGTCTGGTTGTAGTTGCTGCTACCAATGGGCTGAGCTGCAGGTGCATCCATTGCAAAGGGTGCGTTACCATAATTGCCACCGTTGCCATTGTAACCGCGATAACGGCCATACTCGCCGGGAGTGGCTCCAAGCTTGGTTGCGATAGAACGCAGATGGCTCTGGATCATATCGCTGTTCCAGGAAGTTGCATTTTTGACACTGTGACCGATAGAACCGGTGGAGCACATGCCAAACGTGCGCAGAGCCTCGATGATAACGTACAGCTGAGCCTGACTCTCCACGACAGTGTAAGTACCAGTGTTGGGATTGTAAGTATCGATCAGGGTCACGGGATCGAACATGAAGGTGTACTGATCACCGCAGGTACGATCCTCACGGACACCATTGAAGATAGTGAAACATGCATGGCCGCCGGCCCAGGAGAAACCGCAGAGATTGGAAGCTTCACGGTTCAGAGGTACGACGCAATAACCGGGATGATCAACACCCGCGGCGATATCGGGCAGGATTTTCTTCTGGAAGCCGTCATACAGAGCGAGTGCAGTCTGGGGACGGAAAGAAGCGGTATGACCCAGTTCCTTGGGCCAGCGGGGCTTACCACCATTGGGGTCGGCCACCTTGGGAATAATCGTGAAGAACATCATGTCCCCACGGAAGCCAATGCGAAGCATCGTGCTATCAGCGGCAAACAGGGCGATAGAGTTAGTGGAAACCTCCACGACGCCGGAGCCGCCATTCATATTCTGATTATAGTCTGCCATAGTTATCCGCCTTTCTGATTGTGAGTTTATTTTTGGTGTTTTGGCACTAATAGCTTACTGTGTTGCTAAAAGGATTATATTGCAATGTAATTTCTTAATCGAAGTTTTATGCCTCTGGAGCCCAATAAAAATATAAAAAAAGAAGAGATTCAAGAGATATTTCACTCTTGAATCTCTTCTCCGCAAGGTTTAGCGGTCAGAGATGATTCGATCCATTGCGGCGCGATAACGTGCGGCCTGAAGCATATTCTTCATCAGCATGGCGCGAGTAATCAGGCCAATACCGCCAGGTACAGGAGTTTGCAGCCTGACCTGATAAACGCAGGAACCTTCGATGTCGCCGACCATTCGATGGTCATCATCGTAGTTAATACCAACGTCGATCAGCACATTTCCGGCCTTCTTGGGTCTGTAGTTTCTGGTATTGATCAGATTGGCATTACCAGTTGCAGCTACAACGATGTCGGCATCATTTACATACTTCATGATGTCAGGGGTATGAGTATGGCACATGGTAACGGTTGCGTTCTCATCCAGCAGCATTGCAGCAACAGGACGGCCTACGATATCAGAGCGACCGAGGATAACCGCATGTGCGCCATCGATCTTGACATTAGACCGTTTCAATACCTCAATGATACCGGCTGCAGTGCATGGGGTATGGTAAGGTTTGAAAATACGGGACCACAGCTCGCCAGTATTCTTGCTGGTCAATCCATCAACATCTTTCTCGGGTCTGATTGCAGATACGACCTGAGACATGTCGATATGAGCTGGCACGGGCATCTGAACGATGATGCCACAGATGTCGTGGTCCATATTGAGACTGGCGATAAAATCAACCAACTGCAGGGTAGTGGTGGTTTCATCCAATGCGTGATACACAGAATCGAAACCGCATTCGATGCAGTCATTCGTCTTACCACGAATATATGTATTGGAAGCTTCATTATCGCCAACCTGGATAATTGCCAGCTTTGGTGTAAACGACAGATTTGCGACTTCCTTCTTCACTTCTGCTTTGATATCGGCAGCAATCTGCCGGCAGTTAATAAATTGACCCATTGGATATCCTCCTTCATTTTTGCTCTTAAAGAATTCTTCAGAGCGAGGTAAAGATACAAAAGAAGAGCCGGATAACCGGCTCTTCCATTTTATCTGAGAGAAACCATCTTAGGTTCTCCCAGAGGTGCGAATTGCTGTCGTACGAGACGCGCTTTACCATGCAGAATTGCACCCTCGATCGCGCGATTTGCCTCATAGTTGATCTTGGTGATCTCTTCCAGAAGCTGGTTAATCTCATGAGTGTTATACGTGACAACCATTTCCGGTAGTGCGAGAAAATTGATCTCGATCATGGGAATGCTGCCGTATTTGTAGAAGTAGATGATACCATCTTTGATAGCCTGATCGAAAATATGCGAGATAAATTTGGAATTCTCGCGCAGGCTATCGCGGTCATGGATCTTATAGCTGAATCTGGCGTTCTGAAATCTCCTGTCCAAGTCCTCGTATTTCTCATCATGAAGATATGTGGTAATGAAATCACTAATCGTCATGGTTTCGAGAATTTTTGTACAGTAAGGAATAGCCGCGTCATCTATCGAGGGTACTTCAGCCGCATAGTCCTCCTCATCACCATTTTCCAGGACATTGATAAACTCCTCCAGGAAAATTTTACGAGTTACACGAGGTCCGCTCATAAGCTGAATCAATGTGAATTCATCACCTGACGGTGTTCTGTATTTATCGATGAGGCCATTCCAGAGTTCCTTATCGATGAGGTAATGGATCAAACCAGTACCGCCAGGAGCATTCATTTCACGCATATGTCCTTTGAAGAAGCCATAATTGCCACGATCAGAGATGTCGGTAATAACGATAGGACCTTCATAAAGAGTATCCGAATCAACGCCATTTCGGTCGGGAAAGAAAAGCTTACCAACTCTCATTGGTGCGTCAGGCATACGAACGCGGATGAAGAAACCGCGATCATTCTTTTGAAGTTGAGCCAGAAAAGGTTCCATTATTACACCCCCATTACATACCGCAGCAACCACTCTGGAAGATGTACTCAGGCTCCAGCTCCATAGCATTTGCCAGAGCCAGAAGAGCAAACTCCTCAGGAGGCATCAAGCCGGCCGGAACGAAATGTCCTTTAGACTCAACACCATCGATGTTGATATCACAATGGGAATCGTCCATCATGATAATTTCAATTTTCTTCATACTACTTTGCACTCCTTTAATACTTCACTGCACTGCAATGTTTATTTGGTAAAGGGTTGGTATTTCTACCAACCCTTATCCATAAGAATGATATACGCCGATATTTGCATGATTTACAGGTCGACGATGTTGGTCAGAAGCTCCTTATTGGAGGTGATCTTCTGGACCTTGATACCCATACTCTCCATAATCGGATTAATCAGTTTGATAGTCGCATTGATGATTTTCTGGGTATCCATGATATCCTTCAGCCAGGGAGGCATCGGGATGTTATCGTTTTTGGGCTTCGCAATGACATTCAGGGTCATTTCCGCAATCTTCGGATTTCGATTATTGAAAATCTCTTTCTCAAGTCTTGCATACACGTCTGGATAATGCTCCTCAAGCCATGCTTTACCCTTCTTACTGGAGAGGTTACGAATCGGGATCAAATCGACATCGGACGGGAGTTCAATTGCATACTCCGGACATAGTGCATTCCAAAGCATAACGCCCTTAATACCGGAGATGCGTAGAGGATCCGCATAATGCTCAGGAGAAGATACGTTTGCCTGTTTGAAATACATCGATTCGCCTGCTTCCATTGAACGTCTGACTTCTCGCTTCAATCCATCGATATCTCGCAAGATCTTACGGAGATTGATGGAATCGGGAGACAGAATCTCATCCATACACATCTTGGTATAGAAGTTACGGACATACTCTTTTGTGACGCTCTTACGGAAATCGTAGCCCTTGATCTCGATAATACCGTTGCCCTGGTTCAGCAGCTTACCTTCCTGAATCATCTGCAGGTCGATATAGCGCTTCTTCACATCACCAAACAGGATTCTCCAGAAGAAGAACTCATTCTTCATGGACAGATAATCTGCCCATTTGGGAGTGATATTGCAGTTTGCCGCATACATCTTCAAATTCTTATCAACGACTTCGCTCAGGAAGATCGTGATAATATTGGCGCAGATGAAAACGAACTCTTTTGGATCCTGATGGAACTTATCTTCGAAGAACTCATGCTGGATCTGCTGGACCCAGCGATTCAACGCGATAAAGTTTGAGTCAGTATCGATATAGAGAACGGCTTCACGTGTACCATATGCCATCTTTCTGACGGAGTCATAGATCGGATGATTATGGAAGACAAACATCTCATAGAATTTCCAGAGGTCTTCCACTTCATCTCGGATATGCTCATTTGGAATCTTCTTGACCGATGGCAGCTTCAGCTCATCGATGTTGCTCATGATATACATGATCTTCTGCTTGATGATCGGAATACGATTGAACTTGAAGAAGTTATTCTTATAGAAAAGCAGAAGCTTTACCTCGAAAGGCTGACGATTGACAATTGCTCGAATATGGTTTCTGGTCGTTGCAGGAACGGGAAATGCGCACTTATCAATGAGGCGCTCCAGAACTTGGTCTGTATCTACTTCAGTACCCAAAATACTGAAGTCAAAGTTTCCTTTATATCGCTCTTCATATTCATCAATGATGATATTGACGTATTCGTAGAGCTCGGACTCGACTGCAAAGTGAATATTATCAGCCAGGAAGTTTTCGAATCCACATGCTGCTGTAGAGATGATGACTCGGCCCATTCTGGTAATAGACTCGGCAAGGAAGATGTTATGCAGAATGAACTTTGCATAGCCGAGAACGCCGTATAGGGAGTTGGAGATGATCTTGGTGTTATTCTGCTTGGTATTCCAACGATCCCACTCATCAGCATCCGTAGTACGGTCAAACGTATCACGAGTTTTCTTTTCATCTTTACGTTTGAATCGCTGCAGGAGAATATAGTCACGCATTGGATTGGGCATGGTATCATGCTGTGTAAAGATAGCAGCTGCGCCACCACAGATGAACTGGTTCTCTTCAATACTTTCAACAGCGGCCAATGTATCGGTGTTGACAACACGCTGTCTGAAATTGTTAATCCAGTATACCCTGGGATTATGCATTTCGGTCTCGATCAGTTTATCCAAATACTTTTCGACCGCGTGCATGTTAATGGTATCGCCAAAACGCCGTTTTACGATCTTCAGCGTATATTGCTTCCAGCGCTCTACCATTCTAGATTTTCGCTGTGCCATATAGTTTGAGCACTCCTTTCGTAGTTTCTCAAATTAATGATATTTGAATGTAAAGATAATCATTTTAAGCTACTCTTCGAATGACATAGGCTTTAAATGGAGGTGAATAAAAGTGAAATGTCTTGTAAAAATTTCAGGAGATGACTGGAAGTTGGATGCGGAATCCGGTCTCTTTGTCAATAAGGTGGAGCATGATATCTTTCATGTTGACTGGATGTATACAGTATATCCTCCGAAAGATTATACTTGGCCGCATTATCCCAATATTATGGAAGGACTCGTCCGGCTTGTTACATGCACTGGATATGCCTTGCTGTATTCTAAGCATCGTTATAATCGGACCGGTTTTATTGGTCTTGTATATACACCCGTCATCCATTGCGGTCATAAAGATGATGTGAAAACCGAAATCTATGGATATACGTGGAAGAAACTGTCGATGACCGAGAATTTCATCGATTTCCTGTGGAATCCATATTACGCGCCAATTGACATAAAGATTGATCACTATAACTGGTTCCGTTCTCATTTCGTGTATGAGATCGATAAATCTCGTTTGGAGAATTCCAAGCCGATTCGAGCGTTCATGGGTCTGAGGATGATTGATGGACAATTGTGTATGCTGAGTCGTAAACGGTATTCATCCACGATTCCGCTGATCTTTAGACGTCTTCCAATCGAATAAAAAAGAAACTTTAAGAGGGTAGTACCATTTCTGGTACTACCCTCTTTATGAGGTGATTAGCCGTAAACGTAGCCACCACAGATGTAGGTGGTAGACTTGCCAAGATGGGAGTAGTCGAAGATCTCGATGGTATATGTGCCCTGAGTAAACTCTGCTTGCCAAACAGCGTCTTCATACAGAGGTCCATATTCCAGTACATGAAGCGCGTTCTGATACGCACGCTCATCATAATACCGATTGTCACGAGTTCCGGGATACTGACCTTCATGATCGATAACTTCACGAATGGTATCGTCGTCCCATCTAGGAGATTTCCATCTGTTAACTACGACGGAGCCAACGGCTTGCTGATGTCGGTCAGTGCACCAGCTAGAACCAGCTTCGGCGTAGATGATACAAGCAAGGTCGATGACATCTTGCTCAGTGTATACGGTCCATGCAACATGAGGATTCATGATAGCATCAATTTCCTCATATGAATTGGCCGATGAAAAGAGGTCGGAAATTTCAAAACCCATATCGTTATCCAGGATCTTGATATTTCGCTGGGCCTCGTAAATTTCGCAAAGTGCTAACACATGCTCGGGATCTACACCTTCAATATCCAGCATTGCATATGCCTCATCAATGGCTGCGGTGTAATCAACGTCGTAATTATATGTATCAACGACGATTCCCAGACGAGTCGTTTTGATAGGTTCAAACTTAGGTTCGGGCTCGACTACTTCTGGAATGATTTCAGGTTCAACAGCCATTGGTTCATCGACGATGGGTTGAGACACCGCCGGAGCTTGATTATTCATGCCAGTGGACCCATATAAAGCCTGAATATCGTCCACAACATTGCCAGTGATGGAATGAATGAGGGATGTTGCACTATACGGACGAATAGCTTCATGGTCATTCTGAATTGCTCTACTGATCGCAATGCCCATTACGGACATGGTCAGGAGCATGGCAATAACAGTCAGAATGATCTGCCCTCGATTCAGCAGCGGAGCGACTGCGCTTCTACGTCTGCTGCGAGAGCGAGTGTTATTGTAGCGTGCAACTTCACGATAGGTTGCGGATGCTACATGTTTGCCTTGATAGGATACACGCGGTAGGTACATTTTGATTATCCTCCTTATTTGTCTAACGTATCCGTCAGGTTGGATGACATTTCCCGGATACGTTGTAAGTTTAAGACTCACTCATCTATGTGAGTCAACCTCCTATCTGACCGATGATAGATTGTGTTTTTATCTCTCCTTTCCACCAGTCTTCAGTAGTATGATATATGAATGGAAGTCCTAAACTTACGGGCCTATTTACAACTTCATAACAAAGACGGCCTTATCAAGGTAAAATACTATGCAAAATTGTGCATCGTCTGTCCCCGATAATTGCCGTTGATTCTATGTTGGCTAATATGATAGCCATTTACAACGTTATCTTTACATGGAAGGGAGTCATTCCAATGTTTTCTAATAAAGAACTGGCCACCGCTCTGGAGCATCTGGAAATGGGTGAGCCCGATATTTCCGCAGAAAATCCTCCTGCTGTTACTCCTGTGGCAGCACCTCCCAAAATCGACCCTATGGCCGATGTGGCAAAACCTGAAATTGATCTGAAAGATGATGAGAAGATTCAGATCTTCCTCTTCATGCTGAAGAAGTATATGGGCACTGAGCGCTTCGTTGACATTGTGTCCGGCCTGGCTACCGATATGGAAGTTTATGGCATGATCGACGATGCCGAAAAGGTCAAGGTTGCGCTGCAGTGCATTGGTAAGCACCACGAGAATGATCGCTGGCTTAAGCCTGTTGCAATGGCTGCTATTAAGATGGCGGTTGCTGAAGGTTCCGATGCTGGTAAGCGTTATCTGGAAGCTGATAAAGCTCAGCAGATTGCACTCGGCGAGATCATGGAGCAGTATGGTGATGACGCGAAGCGTGCTATCCGGAAGCTTCTTCAGGATAATCAGCGTCGCGCAATGACCATGAATGGTGCGGCTTCTCGCACCTTGCAGGAGGCCATTGGGACCATCGCTGATCACATTTAAGTCATAATTTGGTAGATAGCATCCGCTATCTACCAATTCTTACAACCTGATAAGCCGGAGTATTGCGGAGCTTCGGTTCATGTACACTCTCCTCTCTTTCTTCTTTCGGCGACCCTTCCAGCGGGGTCATTTTCAGACGTCCTTTCTGAAGGTTAAGACCAGTATGCAGTTAGCATACTGGTCTTATACCCACATAGAAGGGCAGATGACTTTTTGAGAGTTAAATAATGGACTGCCGAAAGATCAAACAGCGACGTCGATCTTATAATCGGTGTCGTCGTACTGATAGCCTTCCATTACGACATCGGAAGACTTGAAGTCGTAGAAATCGCCGAAATCTTTCAGGGTCACAGTGGGTGCCTTGAAGTCATTGGGATTCTCTTCTGCACGACGGATCATATCTTCAACGATGGGAATGTGCCGGTCGTAAATGTGGGCATCGGTAATTACGTGGATGAATTCACCAGGAATCATACCAACGCTCTTAGCCACGATCATCAGCAGCAGAGCGTACTGGACAGTGTTCCAGTTATTGGCGGTAAGCATATCCTGAGAGCGCTGATTCAGAATGCCGTTCAGAATCATCTCGCCGGTCTCGGGATTTCTGGTCACATTGTATGTCATTGAGTATGCACAGGGGCTTAGGCCCATAGCATGCAGATCCTGATGGTTGTAAGTATTGGTAATGATGCGTCTGGTCAGAGGATCGTTTCTCAGATCAAACAAAACAGCATCCATCTGGTTCAGATGGACAAAGCCGTCCTTGACCTTCATGGAAGGATACTTGATATCGTCGAACTCTTCGCCGCTCTTGCAGCGGTGATGCTTGAAGATCTGACCGATCTGGTAACCATAGGCCTTGCCGATGGTACCATCACCGACATCCCACTCATCCCAGATCTTGGAGCCCAGCTCTGCGATAACATTGGATGCTTTCTGGTAGATCCACAGCACTTCATTCAGTGCAGTCTTCCAGTAGATTCGGCGCAGGGTCATGATCGGGAATTCCTCCCGAAGATCATACCGATTCACAATGCCGAAGCATTTCTTGGTATGAGCAGGTTCATTGGTATCGGCCCACTTGGGGCGGACATGCATCCCTTCATCAGAAAAGGGACTCGCGAGAATTGCTTTACAATTCTCAATGAAGATTTTATCAGCTCTTGTCATAATGTGAAACCTCCGTTGCATATTAATGTCCGTAAAACGGGTGCATGGTCTTAGTTCTTTATTTGCGGCCAAATCGTTTATCAAGCCAGCCAAATAGCCAACCGATGCCAAAGCATAAAAGAAGCTTTGCGACATGCTCACTCATTCTTTTTTACATCGAAATTTCTTTTTAGTATATTCTATGATGATACGCATGCATTCATGACCTTTATCACTATCCATAACGAGATCATACCCATACCAAAGAATAGCCATTGTACCAAATATGACACCGAATGCCCAGAATGCAGTGAGTGCAAGTGTGAGTATGATACGAATCAAATCTATAAACTCATTCATATGAAATGTCTCTTAATCCCAAAAATCGTCTTTATATAGATGAATGATTTTACCACAATATTTACAGTGTGTAACGATATCATCAACATCATCCGGTGGACGATGAAATCTCAAGAATCCATGGAAGAACCATTTCATCTTTCCGTCATAACGATACGCGTTGTACATACAGAACCTCGTTGCAATAGATACGATGGCGACTATTACACATATAATGATTAATTCTAGCATATTTTTCACCTCATATGTAAAATTAAGTAGACTAACCAAATTGGTTAGTCTACTTTTGACATAATATTTGAGTTTAAGATTCTTCAAATGAAGTGACCACAAAGAAAGTTGCACGACAATATTGACCAGTTGTAACAGTTTTACCGTCCGTACTAAATTCAACGCCGGCGTAGTTAATATATAAAGTGGTACTTGCAGCGCTGCCTTTGTAACATATAATTGGATTATTTGCAGGCACTGGCCCCGTACTATTATACGTCGTACCCATGTATGTGTATGCGATAAGCATGATCCCCGCAGTTGGTAGCGTCACACTTGTATTAGTATCGCAGCTATACCAATATCCTTTATATGGTGAACCTATATCCGATGCCAAATTAAATGGATTGCATCCGATTACATTTGCCATTTCTTTTTTAGAAATTGACCTGAGCGCGACTTCACTTCGTGTAGCGCTCAGGAATTCAGTGATTCAAACAGTCCTTACAGGACTGAAAAGCATGATAGTTGACTCACGTCAACTATCATGCAAAAAATTTACCAATACTGAATGTGTTGGAAATCGAGCTGGCAGGTTTCATCCATCTCTTTCAATAGATCCATCTTCTTGCTCCGAGCATCGGCCCAATCGTCAATCTTCAGCTCAATGGAGCCAACACCCAGATCAAGATTCTGAATCCTCTTCAGCTTGTTATAGAGATACTCTTCCAGATCATACTGGCAGAGCTCTACGAAAGTAGAGAAAGCAGAAGGAGGAATCGTAGACAGTGAAGGATCGTGATCTAATGATAGCTCAACCTCATAGTTTCCACCAGTCCATCCATTGTAAATGACCAGAACGTCAGGATGCTTGAACTCCCAAGTCAGTGCATGAGTCATAGTACGAGCCATCGCACCAACCGCCTGGATAGATGCTAGACCAATCATGATAGATGCCGGATTTCCGATTGCGCCCTGGGGCACATAGAGATCGTTGAAACCGTTAGGTCTCTGAATCTCTACGTTATTAATACCCAGGATGGTTCGATCTTGATAAATATGCTTAGGAATCTGATAGACTCCAGAGTAACTATTGGTATGGTTGGTAGGGATTGCTACATGAGGTTTACACATGCGATCGCATTCACCAATCAGAAACTTTACGATATAAGGATATCTCTGAGAAAACTCTTTCAAAGCAGAATGCTCGATACGCCATTTCAAATCAGCATCAGTTACGGGTTTAGGTAGATCTCTCAAACCCATATTCTGCTTACAGAGCGTAATGATTTCAGACATGCTCTGATACATAAATAAATCACCCAACTTTCGAATTAGGTCTTTGATTAAGAACTTGTCAAAAGTTGGGTGATTGAATTTTAGCTTAGAATTGCAATAACGCCATTAATATATCCAGTGTAAGAAGTATTGCTCTTATGATAGAAACTAATAGAATTAGTGGTTGTATTAAAATATATACCACTGCTGCCCCACATACCATTCGATCCTTGGTTTGCAATTGACGTTTCTGTCATATTTGGTACTATACAAATACCTATACCGCCTTTAGATAGTGCCGATGCCGTACTTGTAGCATGAAACGATTCCAGAAGTATAATAGCCGAATTAAATGATCCAATTGTAAGATTTGACGCGGTATTTGTGAATGTTGCATTTAATGCAATTAGAGATTTGGCATTAATAAGATTTGACACATTTGATGCATTAATTCCGGATGTTAATCCGATAGCATCTGCCATATTTTCCATTAACAGCGACCGGGAGGTCGCTGTTTTCGAATCGAACCGAAAGATCTATGGATGACTGATATAGACTTCGATTAGATTGATATTAACAGTACATTCCTTACAGGAATGAGATCAAAAAAGAAGCTACCGAGATGGTAGCTTCTTTCTTTTACTCATCGTATGCATCTAGCTCTCTGAGCTGAAGTGCTGCGACGAGTGTATAGATTGTGATGAATGGTGTACCATGCTCATTGAGCATTTCCTGAGCTATGACATAGTGGAATCGTCCACCGGTTGTGTCGATATCAGGATTGGGTACTCTGGCAATCGAATATCGATAATCAGACTTTAGATCGGGAAACAGTGTTTTCGGTACAGTAACTCGATCGCCTTCTTGGGTTACGAAATCGGCGATATCAAACTCCAGCATCTCGGCGATCGTACGTTCAGGTACCACCGTAAATTGCAGCCCGGAATTCAGGTACCTAGGAAGATACTGATATAAGGCCTCATAGATGAGAGTCTGTAGCGCTTGTTGATATGCATCTTCTCCATCCCTTTTACGGTTTGGGGTTTGAAGGAACTGAATAATCAGCTCATCACGTGCACTGGTTGTATCTTCACGCAAAATCAAAGATTGATTGAATCGCTCACCATTTCTTTCACCCAGAACCACAAGAGGTTCCAGCTTGGATTTGCGGAAAGGTTTTACTTTGGATGCAAATTCCATCGGATTGATCAGAAGTCCTTTCCATCCAGACAGATCATACTCGTACTTTCCCTTCTCATTGACATATGGAGTGACGAACATCATTCGCTCAAGATAATTTACGGAAGATTTACCTGCGATGATATAACATCCAGGATGCTCGGGGTTAGTGGGATCGATATAGTAAATCGGTACCATGGTTCTCATCATGGGACTCAACTCGCTGTTACGATCTACGTCGATAAAGTAGACTTCAAAGAGCTTATTCGCCATCGTGTTGATCTTCTTCATATGAGCAAAGCTCTGAATGATAAAGTCTTCACGACTGGAAAGCTCAGTTGTTTTAGGGATCTTCGCCATAAATTACACCACCTTTTAGGCGATAATTGTCAGATCTTCGTCGATTAATTTCTTGACATAGGTGTCAAACTTATGATATGTGGTATCTGCATCTTCTCTGGAGGTCCATGTAGAGTCGCATACTAGTTCCGAGAATTTCAAGATGAGTTTTCTAGCAAGGTCATCTCTATGAATTCTGGAATTTGCGAGCTTCATATCGGATACCATCTGCCGAATACGGCCGATGATGTAATCGTAATCGTCGTTAGTTAAAGTATGTGCCATAAAACCTCCAGAGTCATTGCATATTCCGTGCTGTGATCCCACTACCTGCCGGTATTAATACGGAAGCAGTATCTCCACCAATTTTAGATTGGGGAGTCGCTGCATCACCCTGCATATGTGCAGCATCCATTAAGGTTTGAACTACTTCACCGGCAGTAGGCATTGGTTTTGCTTCAGGTGCTGCGTGGAGTTCATCCACAATTGCAACGTTAACACGTTTACCATCTGCCGGTTTCGTAGCAGGCTTTGACTGTTTCTTATCTTTTACTTGCTGCTTGGCAATTTCCTGTTCATGTTCATAGACAGTCAGTTTGAAGATCGTGTATAGGTCATGTGCAATCTGCATTTGCTCAAACATGGGAAGATAATTTCGAGCCTTAAACCAGTTGGAAACGCAGGTACTAAAATTGGATACGATATCTTGCGGATATCCGAAATCGACGCTAATGGTACGTCGACAGGAGTTCATGATATCTTCCCAATCTTTGAGAATACGTCCATCATCTTCCTTGAGCTTATGCTTCATTGAGAAGTTATTCAGCATTGCGTAAATGAGATCACCCATGCAATCAAGTCTAACAGCGATTGACATATCTCGACGGGTTGCCATATGATTGATCAACCCGAGGTCATACATATTCCGTTGATAGATAAATTGTCGATACACTTTCTTCTTACGAATATGATTGACGATACTGCCAGTGATAAACGCACTGGCAATAATCGCTGTAATGATGATAATTGTGATTTTGGCGAGATCTGTCATTTTTATTCACCTCTTAAGAGAAATCATCAATATGGTCTTCGATGTGGTTGAGAATCTGGTCGGTAGTCTTCATTCGCATGAAGATTTCCATAATTGCCCACCAGTGTTTACCTACGAAGCATTCCAAGAAGAAGTCGTTCGAGTTGATCTTATAGTCAGCCTTATCGTCCTTATCAAGGAACTTGATGAAGCTATACATAGGAATCTCGATTTTCTCCTGGAAGAACATCTTTGCTACGAAGGTCTTGGGCGACAAGTTCAGAAGCAGCATAATGGACGGATACAGAGAAGTCAAGTCCATATCGATCACGAAGTTGTGAATGTGCTGCATCAATTGGCCGGCAAGGTTGAAACCAGATTGAACTTGACGACGAGGTTCTGCGACATATGCGCCGTCATAGGCTTTCTTCTTGCGACGACCAGATTTGGTAGTTGCCGGATCTTTGCTTTCTTTATTGATAAAGCGGTCAATCTTGGTACGAGTACGACTCATGTGATTCATACCAGGATTTCGAATGACGTCAAGTCTAGACTTATAGTCCTTTTGCTTGCCATCCGCATCGTGAATTACGGCCATGGTTTAGTTTCCTCCTCTCCAGGGGATTTAAGGCTAGTGTAAATTGTGCCATAGAAGTCTGTATGATTGCCTGCATATTGCGATATCACAAAGCTCGGATTAAATGAAAAATCCATCGTGAGTTTATAATATGGGTCATTTGCAACCGCAAATTCTTTGAGCGGATATGGATACTGTGGAGGCTTTCTACAGTAATGACCATACTTGATAACTAGATATCGATGGTAGTTATCGAGAATTGGTGTATTTTCAATACATTCCACAATTCTGCGAGCGTGCCGACCCATGATAATTGCATAACCTCTGTCGGCACGTTCAAGTTGTTTGCTCCATTCATTGAAGTCCGGTTCTGGATGAGCGTTGATACATGCGCCAGGAAATAGTTTCAACATACGATTTCCAAAGTTATGAATCATCTTGAGACCATTCGTTATATCGTCTGGACCATGCATATGCTCAGGTCGTAAATTGACCCATATTCCAGTCATGTCACTCACCGCTAAGGCAAGGTTCCATTCCATCTCTATCATGTTCACTCCTTAAAAGTCGTCTTCATCTCCACCTTCGAATCCGCCCTCATCCAGAGACTCGTCTTCAATAATATCATCAGGATCGAAGGTTGCAGCATCCTGAGTCATTTCATCGTAGTTGGAACCACCATCGACCAGATACGCCTTATAGTCGAACGGTGCCATGATGCGGTTGGAATTGGTTCCAAGTACGAATCCTTCTTTCAGGAAATACTTGGTCAGTGATGTGGTCAGCATAGTTGTGGATACGAAGGCCTCAGGGATCAGCATGCCATTCTCATAGCATCTATCGTATACTGTGTCGATATCCTTTGTCACACGGCCGATACCCAGCTGCAGCAGAACGTCCTTGATATTATACATCAGATACTTCCAGTAGTTCTTATACATGAAAGTCTTGATGTTGCCCTCTTCCTCATAGTTGAGCTTTTCGTCCTTGAGTTCTTTCTTGGCGATAGCATTCAACTTCAGTGAAGGCTGCTTACCCTGACCGGATCTGACACCTGCATACATCCACATCTGACAAAGCAGAAGAGGCTTAATCGAAATGATAGCTCGATGGTTTCTCTTATGAGCCTGGATATTATCATCCTCTTCGAAGAAGCAAGTCTTATACTTGAATGCCGGATCACAGATGATAGACTCGGGTTCATATCCAAGTGCCAAAGGGCGCTCAATCATATTGCGGGCGTCGTAAGGCGCGTTCCATGCCATCAGAAAATCGATATTGGATCGACGAATGATTTCCCAGAATACCTGATGCAACTTAATTTCATCATCGAAGATCATGAGTTTATATTCCAGCTCACCATAGTATTCATCGAAGTTCTCATGGCATTCAGCGATGAATTTATCCATGTTGGCCTTCAGATATTCCAACTGGGAGTAGAAGTTTTCTTTGATCTTCTCATACTCATCATGATGGGGGTTATTATCGGCAAGGATGGGCAGATTATCTCGGCCCAATGCCAGAGTATACACGATCTTTTCAGTCGCATCGATAAAAGTAATTGCCGATGTGGGTGCTTCACCAGGTGCTGCAAATCCATCAGCTTGAATGATATCGGACTCGATATCGAAGTACCCGACGTTGACTCGTTTGGGAAGGTCATTACCATATTCGAGCAGGAATTGAATCCAGTAGTAATGCTCGATCTTCATGTCATATCCGAAGATCAGAGGAGAATAGCGAACCTGCTCGGGCTCACAACCCAGGATCTTCGCCAATTCACGATCTCTGAAGTGATAGGAAACCAGATATCGATCCAGGTTTCTCATGTCTTCCCAGCAATCCATATAAGTGGCCTTGGGCCACAATTCAGGTTTCAGTACATAGACCTCGTATTTCGGTCTGTCAATGGTCTCAACGAATGTCTGACCGGTATCGAGGTCCTTGAAAGTGATGGCGATAGCATCTCGTGCACCCAATTCGAAACTGTCGTAAGATACGACATGAATCGGCATGAGATTTCGCCCATCAAAACGAGAGTCTAAGAATTTCATAGTGTGATACATCCTTTCTTTAGGATCAGAATGTTACGGACGATGTTAACGCGAAAATACCCATCTAGAAATCGGAAATCTAGGCGTTTCACAACCATTTAACGCTATATCTATGATATGCGACCGATAAATTCCAAGAAAGGAGAACGGTAATGGCTCCTAGAAATTCTAAGAAGCGTGAACCCGAACATCCATCCCAGAGTTCGTTTGGTCAGCTTCTTGCACAGTTTGTGGGTCCTAATGGTGATGGATTCGATAGCTACACTGATGAGAAATCCATGTCAATTAGTCCTGCATTATTGACCCAAGTTAGCAAATCCAAAAAAGAAAAAGAGTCAAGACCTAAACCCGGTGGTTCCTACGATGCAATCGACATCTTTGATGATGACGACGATGATATCGAGTCTCTGCTTCCCGAAGATGATGAATATGATCCCAAGTTTGATGAAATGATTGAAGGCATTTTCGAAGACGATGAAAATGTCGGCATGAGAAACAGTCTGATTTCCTTGGGACGTAAATATGCCATCAAGGGTATGGAAGAAGGCGCTGAAGCTTCGGAAGTCAATAGAGCTTTCGTTCGTCAGGAAACCGCTCTTGAAGACTTGATGTCTGAAATCAATCAGAATTCAGCCGCATTGGGCAGAGATATCGAAATGCTTCGTATGTCTCGTACTAAGTCGTATAAGTCTTTGGCTGATCTGGTATCCGCACAGGCTACTATGACCAATGCAAAACTTTCTATCATCAAAGAAATGAGCAACATTGCCAAGACCAAGTTCGATATCACTGCTAAGATCAAGAAGGAATCCGCGAATGCCGATGCCGATTCTGGTATGAGCGCGACTCATGCAGTTCAGCGCATCCTGTCGCTGGGTCGTGCAAGTCTTGTACCCGATGACGATGATGGTGATTATGCACCTTCTACTGGCAGTCATGTTGCTGCAGCCGATTTCGATGATGGTAGACCTGAAACAGCCATTCATATGGCCATGGATATCCCTCCTGCTGAAACCGATGGAGACAAATTCATCGAGCATGAGGGTGAAGGCATCGAGTATGTCGTGGACATCAATAGTGAAGATGATTCTAAGCAGATCTATGCTATTGATAAGGCCGGTAATGTTGTGCCGGATTATCCAATGCCATCCAATCCTGACCAGTTGAGCTTCCAGATCAATGAGCTGGCTGGTGAGGCGACCGATCAGCTACAGCGTAGATATCGTGTACGCCGAGATGGCGAGGATATCATTGAGCATGAATATGATTCAGATTCGTCTCAGTGGTAACCAATAAAAAAGAAAAATGCGTTGATTGATATAGCTTATGAGCCCACCCTAGTCATAATGACTAGGGTGGGCTTTAGCAGCTTAGCAGGTGGCAGCCTCGGGGCCGTTGCCCTCGGTCTTCTTCTCGATGGTCTCAACGACGTCCTTGATGCCGCTGACGATATCGGTCAGAGGATCGTGATGCTTCTTCTCGGCCTTGGCAGCCTTCTTACCGGCCTTCGTGGCAGCCTTGCTGGCCTTGGTCTCAGCCTTGACCTCAACCTTCATGGCCTTCTTGTCCGCCTTATTGGCCTTCTTGTCTTCCTTGATCTCGGCCTTGTAGACCTTCTTGGTGTACAAAGCATCCTCGGCCTTGGCAGCCTTCTGCTCGGCCTTCATGTTGAGCTGGACGCTGCAGCGAGCCATGCGATAAGCACGATCGCACACCTTGTTGGCAGTGCGCTTGCCGAACTTGCTGGACAGCATCACGCGATTGTCAGCATCGGTAATGCGAACAGTCTCATCATCGCCCAGACCGGTGCGCTCCATCTTGCCAGCTTCCATATCGGTCTTGACACCCATGTCGGCAACGGCAGCGATCAGGCCGGAGCGCAGCATCTCGTTGGCGATGGTGGCCATCTGGATCTTGTGGCTTAGCTTCAGGAAGCTGGTACCGACCAGGACGTAGTGCTCGCCATAGGTGTTGATGAACTCGGGGTTGGTGGCCGTCATGACCAGAGCGGGAACCTTGACGCCGCCGGCGGCGTAGACGTTCTTGTCGCTGACCATCAGGATCTTGATATCGTCGATGCCGGCGATCTCGATCTCGCGGTACTTCATGGTGGTGCTGTCGGTGGTCTTATTGGACTTGGTGGAAACGCGCTTCATGGTATTGAAAGTAAACATAATTGACTCCTCCTGGCTCTATGGCCTAAATAAAATGTGGTGAAGCGATTCTGCTTCTGTTTTCATGAGAATGATATGCACCTTATAATGCAGAAAATACGGGAAATGCGATGCTGGAATTATGCCTCATTTTCGAAGTCGGATTTTGTATATCCGCTCTTTTTATTGAGCTCCTCCTTTCGATACATCTCCTCCAGAACTTTGGGATCGATTGCGGTGTAAGAAGGTTCATCGTCGTCATCATCGGCGAAGAGCTTCTTTTCTTCGGTGCGATAGTCATCGAGCGTGATATCTTCGAGATCACGCTCATAGGTAGTGGCGGTAGCGATGCCGGTGATGACGGCTGCAGCAGTGATGAGAACGCCACCACTGATAGAGCTGCGGAGATCCTTACGCTCCTTCTTATCGGTGGCATTCTTCAGACCCTCATGGCCAGCCAGGATGGCGGCGATGCCGAAAATACCAGAAACGATGGAAGTGATGGAACCTGCGCAATATTTTGCGGATGCTATAATCTGCTTCTTAGTACCCGTAGTCATGATAAATTCCTCCATAATGTAAAATGAATTTGAAAGATGAATGTTTGTGGGAGATTCTTTTATCTTTCTTCATGATAATAATATACACCCTTTATTTACGGAAAATACGGTAAAATGAGACAACTGCATAACAGTTCTTGCAAGACTTAACTATCATATGATAGGAGGAAATATTTATGGCTCTCGAGAAATCTTCTGCGGTCACTCTGTCCAGTACGGCAGAACGTACCGCTATGGCTGCAGCCGCAGAGTCTGTAGCTAAGACTCCTGATTATCATCTGCCTTGGACTGGTCCTGTCGTGCAGAGTGCTATTCAGAAGGCTATCGATCTGGATCCTAACAGTATCGGTGGTATTCATACTTTGCCCTCTACCTCCGACCAGCCCGCCAATGCTGATGATATCATCGATCCCGGCGAGTATATCGCCAATTTCTTCACCGCTTCTGATCTGCCTCCCGAACTGGTTGGTGTTACTCCTGTAAAGCTGACCGTATCCGTTAAGGGCGGTGTCATCTATCAGGAGATTGAAGGTCTGGGCGATAAGTGGACCCGATTCTCCAGTGACAACGGTGCGACTTGGTCTGTTTGGTCCCCCAAACCTACCGCTTCTGGCGGTATTGATATCTCTGGTGATCCTGAGGTTCCTGCTCCTGATCCCATTGATGATATCACCAAGCGTCTGACCAATATTGAGAAAAGCATGGATGCTACTCTGAAGAGTGGCGCCAGCATTGGTACTGAGGATATGGCCCAGAAGATGCTGGCTAAGACCTACGATTATTCCAAATAACTTAAAGACACTATCTTCACATTGAAGATAGTGTCTTTTCATTCCTGTAAGGAATGTACTGTTAATATCTATTTATTCGAAAGCTTTTACGGTCATCCAACCCAAAGAAGCAATTCGATCTCGGCGCAATGGCCTCCGGCCATTGATTATCTAAGAATTATGGCAGATAGTTTAGGTATACTTCAGCAGTATGGAAGTCCATCTATTGATACACTAGTGCAGATTTTATCAGATCATAAAAATGATGTATACACAGTAACTGCAACTTCTAACACTGGTACCACGATAACGTTAGATAAAACATATTCGTTATTTTTAGTTTGGTCGCGATGGACTTACAGTTCATACTACTCATCGGCAGAATTTTTTATCGTAGTACCTCCGCAGGTTGTTACATTTTGTGGCGATTATGCCAGTGTGACAATAAATGCAAATTCAATTACTGGTAAAGCAATAAATGGAAATCATTCATCAACTACAACCGTTCTCGGTATTGTCTAACGAAAAGAACCATACCCCAATTTGGGTATGGTTCTTTTCTTAATAATCAGGTTTCCGAGGTTTCTTTTTCTTACGCTTACTGGCTTTAAGCTGCTCAATCTCACGCTCAAGAGCTTTCTCTCGAGCAGTCTTCTGCTGAGTAGTGCCATAGATCATATCCATGGCATGACGAGTAGATGCTGTAGCGAAATAAGTCGCTTCATCTCTCGGAAATCTCTGTAGAAGATTGGCCAGTTCCGCAGGATAGATGATTTTATTATGAGTATTACGGAATATAGGAGCGGTATCGGGCTTACGAGACGTTTCACCAATCATCTGATCGAACATCTGACATGCTTCGGTTTCATCATTGTATCTCGTAGCATATGATTGGAAATTCCGAATCTTGATACTTCCTCTTCCCATAGCTGCGGGATCAATAAAAAGAATATGTCTGTCGATCTTCACGATCATTACAGCCGCGGAAGGCTGGTCATTCTTCATGACCAGCGCATACCACGGCTGATTCATCTCGCCTACCCGTGTAATCACGATAGACTCGACGATAACTATCAGTCCTTTCTCAAACGCTCATAACGGCAGTCAACGGATTCTCATCCACAAGCTCGGGAGTGGTACGGATGATGTTAACGTTATAGCCGTCAAAGGTGTTATTATGAGAGACGATAAATACTTGCTCTGCATTGATGGCTTGTAGCTGTTTAAATAGAATGGTGAGAAACTTATTTCTCGAGTCTTTATGCAGCGGTCCATCGACCTCGTCGAGTAGGATGATGTTATAGTTGAACGATCTCTGACGAATTAGTGCGAAGGAAAGTGCTAGAGAAATGATAGCACGTTCACCTTGAGAGCTTTTATTAATGTCATCGATCAGGGTACCATTTCTGGTATAGGGAATATTGAACTCCGTACCATCTTCAGGAATAACGAAGTCCTGAATCTCGATTGCATCGTCAAAGACATCTGCAATCAGATCATTCAGTGCATCCTTGCAGTCAGCTAAGAATAGTTTGACAAACGCCAGAGGAATACCATTCTTAGATGATACCGCATTGAGGATATCTTGGATCAATTGCTTACGCTTTAGTGTATCTTCATACTGGGCGGTGGTGCTCTTAATATCCGTAATCTTACGATTAATGGACTCAAGCGACCGAGAATGAACCCGATATTGCTCAGTAAGCGAACTAAGACTCGTTTTGAGCTCAGTGATCTCCGATGTAAATTCATCGATCTTTGCCAGATTTTCTTCAAAACGAGTCAAATCAGCATGAAGACTCTGAGATTGACTTTCCAACGCCAAAATTTGACGCTTGGTTTCCTCAATAGAGCTTAATTTGAGGTAAAGGGCATCCAATCGATCGAGTTCTGCTCGATCTGTGTTATTCGCATCTTCCATCTCTTCGAAAGCTGTCAATTCGGCACTCAGACGTGCAGATACAGCTTCCAAATCCGTATGAAGTTTATCCACATCGGTCACTTCATATTTGGTCAAGCTATTACGCATAGATGCGACTTGCTCCATGAGTTCATAATACTTAGCACGAATTCCACAGAGTTCTTTGATTCTCTGCAATCTGTTCTGGTCATACCACTGACGATGCATCAAATTGGTAATGATCTCACCAAGATCATCTTCAATCAGTATACCTAGAGAAGATGCTTCATCGTACAGAGATTTCCAGATTGCTTTGATATTATCCAGCTTACGAGCGATATTGGGATAATCTTCATAGAGATAGATCGTTGCTTCCAGTTTCTTGACATGGTTGCGTTTTTCTAAGAAGACTTTATCGACGTTTTTGGATCGATTTTCCCGCTGCTCAGTTAGCGGATGATATTTGTAATAGGGGCAGTCTTTGGTCGGACAGTTGAACGGTCTAACCATAGTATGAGTTGCTGTGTATGTGGTTACGGCTGAGATATTAGACATTTCTATCTGAAGCTTATCTCGTTCAATCTTTGCACGAGATACCTCTCGCTCGGCACGAAATAGTGCACCTCTCTTATTACGGAGAATTGCACGAACTGCTTCGGCATCATACTGGGCCACATCGATAATCATTGCATGAAGATTTTCCAATTCGGAAGTTAACGCAACGATAGATCCAACGGATCCAGTATATGTGAAATGCTGAAGCTGTTTCTCGTAATCATTGAGCACTTGCATCAATCCATTATAGGTTGCGCGAAGTTGGTCAACATGCTCTTTTGATCCGATAACCGCTATTTGGTCGGTAATGCGATTCTTCGTTTCGGTATCTTCATCGATTCTTCGTTGAAGATCCAGCATCTGAGATGTACGAATATCCAATTGCGCGCGGACTCTCGCAATTTGCTGACCTAATTCAGTTGGATCGGGTTGATCCTTTACTGAATCAATATCAGTCAGTTTTTCGCTTAAATCATCATCGACATTCTTGACCATTTCTTGAAGCTGAATATATTGCTGGAGATACGATTGTGCGCCCAGACCACCTCTTAGAGAGGTAATCATACCTTCAAGACGATACCGATCTTTGGTCATATTGTCGATCTTTTCTTGAGTATCCTTAGCAATTTCTGATTCAACTTCAGCATCAGCTTGAAGTTGGTCCAAACTGCGATTCGAGATCATATGTAACCGGTTGATCAGGATTGTGGTTTGGGCATTTAACGACCGATGCTCTTCACCGATCTTACGGTAAAGCATCGTGTAGATTTCAGTTTCAGTCAGCATAGAGCTGATAAAGGATTTACGCTCCGTGGCTGTCATATCGGGTAGGTTAACTACGTTGGAACCGATTCGAAAGAGTTTCAAGAAATTCTGATCCATTCCAAAATCGGTTTCGATAATAGCTTTGAAGGAGCCATTATTTCCATTTTCATTGAGTTCCACACCATTTTTCTTGATATAGCTCTTGACGGTATGTGACGTTTTGGTCGGTGAATATACATGAGTGATTTCAAAGAGATCGTCCCCATTTCGAAAGACGATCTCTTTGATACCCTGCTTACCTTCCAGAATCATGTCTTCACTATTGCGCACATCCAGAGTACCTAGGGTCGCATAAGGTTGATGATGACCGAGAAGGAAAGTCTTACAACTACCCATTTGGCCGATGAAGATATTGATCATCTTAGACGGCATTTTGGTGTAGTCCAAAGTCACTTCAGTCTTGTCAAGAGCCACGAAGATAGGTGCGAAGTTTTTCATGTGAAGTTTTTCGATTCGCATGAGATTCGCCTCGCTTCTTCAGAGGATTAAAGACTTGCTATCAGGTTGATGATTCGTTATGTATGTTCTTCCATGCTTCAATGATCATTTTCAGATCGTGTTTTGCATAGGATTCATTATGGAGCAACGCATATAGACACCAGTCACATGCTTTATGATCGTATGTAAGCCACTCCAAATCAGCCTCTTTGAGAAGCTTATAAATGGGCTCAGTTTCCATTTCAACGATCTTAACCTCCAGATCATTTCGCCGATCATGAAGATCTTCGAGATCATTATTGGCCTCATCCCACTTAGCACGTAGTTTATCGGTGTCGGATTTCCAGTAGTAGCATGATAGACCGAACGAAAATAGAATTGCGAAGATGGCGGTGAAGATCAGAGTTTCAATATAGAATTCAGAGACTAAAAGCAGGAGAAGGTATGTGAGTGTGCATGTAGCCATCATTGTAATGAAACGATCCCACGGGAAATGATCTTTTGCTTCATATGCGGCCTTGCACTGATTCAGATCATCGACATATTCTTGCTCTTCGGTGTCAATAAATGCGATCTTTTGATTAAGGCGCATACGGCGCACACCGTACGTTGACAGAATCATCAAAGCATTTATCGCATCACGATGTGCTAGAATGGGATTGAGAACTTCTCCCTTCACCACATCTCTGAAATCCATTAAACCAATTTCAGCCATTAATGGGTTCCTCCGTGTTCGTATTGGATTTTGATTCATCATACGCGGCTATCGTTTTCGTGAGATCTGCGGCTTTATAAGTCTTCAAATATTCCTTTGCAAACTTCACAAAATCAGAATGTAGATAATTGATGAGGTTTGGATATGTATCTTGCACGATTTTAGTCTCACGGTCGATAAAGTTTCGTTCTTTATCAATGTTATAGAGATAAGTGTTGATGATACTCTGTTGAATTTTCTGCTTATCATGAAGAAATGGTCTCTGAGTGCACCAAATATTCATGGCATATCCAAAAGTGAATGATGCAAGTAGTGATGCGATATAGACGAATGGTGTCGTGTCCATCGTAAAGCATGTGATGAGAGATATCATCATAATCATGAATCCATGCTGTGCGGCGGTCCAATGGTCGTAAGCTTTGATACCATACAGCATCTTATTAGCTTCGATCGCTTTGATATATCCACTCTCATGTTGATGCAGCTTCGTAACATGGGTTGCAATAACAGAAAGTGCAAAATCGATATCATTAACCGCATTAATTGCGTTTACGTGATCTATGATTCCATCAGCCATTCGACGTTGCTGTTCTGGTGTTACAAGCGGCACAGTTTTAATTGCCATGTGTATCCCTCCTTAGATATTGAACGTGTCCTCAGAGGAAATGACAATGGGCTTCTTCAGAGGATTACCAATGGCACCTCTGGGGTCGACTTCTTCTACGGTGATGGTATACTTCAGGCTCAGCGCATTACATCCGCGCTCAAACAGAAGCATGGAGAGTTTACCATCACCCTTAATGACCTGCTTGAAGTTGAAGAGCGCGTTTTTATCCGCAAAGCGGGATTTATACTGATCGATATCGATGTCCTTAGACTTCAGGACGCGCTTGATAATCCGCTTCAAAATATCGTCCAGCTCGGACTCTTCAGGACGGAAGACCTTTCCGGAATCGGGAATATTCAGACTGATATCTTCACGATCAACCAGAACATCAATGATCTTGCGAGAATCCGCGGTAGCGAACTTATCGGCAACCAACCACTCGGTATCCTCGTTGCCGGGAGTAACAGGGATCCACACATAGTGATCATCGGGGGTCAGATAGATGCCGGGCAGACGGCGCGCAAATTCCACGGTCGTGGTGGTTCCTCTGTAGATATAGTAGTAGGGCATCGCGATATATGCGTAACCGATAGCGTACTGGGTACCATCGTTGATGTTATCAACATTCAATTTGACGGCCTTGAGCACGTCTTCGCTCGTGACGACGAGGTCGGTAATTTTCTGAGTATTTTCGAGTTTCATAATGATACGTCCTTTCTATGTAGGTGTATTATCATAATATGTGGGAGCAAGGTTAGCGTCTAAAATTCACAGCATAACTGTCGAGCCATGTCTTATCGTAGTTTGGATCTTTCAATTGATTTTGCTTCTTAGCGATTTCGAGAGCTTCAACGCGATCAACGAAACGCCCGCTCGGGTTAAGAACGAAGCCGCTACGATCTTTTGTTTTATCTCGATTCATGTAACGTGCTCCAAAGCGTTCATACGCGGACATCATGCAATTTGCATGACAATTACTTTCGATCGCATAAAGCTCATCGTCAATGTAGAATTCAATTGCTGCACTTCTGATAAATTCCGGAATTCCACAATCTTCCCAATTCGCCATAGAATTCACCACACAATCTTCTGGCCGCCGCCAGAGTTGCTACTGTTGTATCGATCGGGATACTGTGTAATTAGATCCTGACGAGACCCAATTTGTAAGAGAAGCTGAGTTTCTGTCTGGAATGAGAAGTTTTCCAGAATGCCCAAGATTGACTCAACGTCCACATCGGGCAGAGGGCATGTATATGCTGTATTATTGATAGCCAAAGCACAGCCTTCCGACTGAACGGAGTCAAATTCGACAACTGTCGGAATTGCTAGCATTGCTTGGGCGTCATATTTCGTTCCGCCGATTTGCGCCTTGACCCCTCTGAAATCCATATTGGTGATGAGTTTGCCTTCATGCTCATCGTACATAAACATGTCTTTGTAGACATCGGACTCGAACCAGGAGAAAATGGTCTTAAAGAAACTGGTGACCTTTCTTTGGTTTCTGGGATTCATCTTAAACTGCGCATCTTTCGGCTTGAAATTGGGATTATTCTGTATTACAGATCTCGGAGGGTCGTAGTTGAATAGAAGAACCGGATAAGCCGAGATCATTCCAACTTTGGAATTTCCAAAGTAGATAGAAGGTACACGCATGAATGACCTGATCTTCAGATTGTGCGCGCTGAAGAGGGTCCGGGTAAAGGCAATATCATTTGCCATTAAAATCACCTGCCGTTTAAAAAGTTAAGCAACCGTTGACCATGCGATAAAATCCGAATTGATTGATGAGTAGTCCAAGTGAATTGGACTACTCATCTTTTAGCTATATTTGATGGAATATATTTTCTTGACTTTTTGCTTTTCAAGGTATGATAGACGATATGGGAGTTTTTCCTTTACATAGGAGAATCCATCATCCACAAACATGAAGTAGAAGCAATCTTCTCCATCGGGTAATGCACGTGCACGGCCAGCCGCCTGATTATCCTCGATTGAATTGACAGGAGACAAAGCCACGACATATCGGATCATTTGCAGATCAACGCCGACACCCATGCTCTGATATGTAGAAACGATTACTTGGCCATTTTCCAGAGCATCATCGCGTTCGTCTTCAGGCATTTGACTATGATAACGTACCACTTTTGGCCTTTGGTCTTCTGGCACATTCTCACGATAGTAATTCTCGAGCCACTCTTTGAAGTAATCCACATGATCGATCAATGTGCATAAGAAGAGAGTCTTGTATTTTCGATCAGAATTTGTCTTTTGAATGGTATCGAGCACACTTGTAAATGCATGATAAAACGCATCTTGGGTAAGCTGGTACTCCATGTACTTATTATGGTTGAAACCAAATTTGGTGAAAGTACCTTCAATGGAGTTCAAACTCGGATGTGTATTATAACGCACGACGATTGCGTTTGTGAATTGCATACTCTTAGCAAGCTCTTCTCTTGGGCGTATAACTGGAACATTGGCAAACATCTTCAAATATAATTTCTGCCGCGTAGGTTCACACGGACCGAAGTCTGCTGAAAGATAATAGGTCCTTTCTATATTGGTCAGACCGTTAATCTTCGTAATGTTTCCGATGTTATAATGAGCTTCATCGAAGAATTTCACGCCGATGCCGCAATTATTATAGACTTCATTGAGAAGATCCAAACCGTGTTTCTCGGCGAACTTTGTGAGTATCATGGGAGTGGAAAGGTACACATCATAGTCATCAAATGGGAACTCTCCAGATGCCATCTTGAGTAGATCTTTTGAAGAGTTAATAATCTTGACGCGATCCATATCCATGGTAGTCTTTTCTCGCATCGTTTTCACCCATTGATCCAGCACGATGGTTCGATAGCACATAATCCACGATTTCACCTTGAGGATGCTCATAAGATAGACAGCGAGTAGTGTTTTACCAACGCCAGTAGGAATGTTAAAGAAACACGTCTTGAAGTTATTATCCAGAACGGCCTGGGTTGCCGCAAACTGAATATCGTTAGGCATTACATCAGCATTGAGTGCCATGGCTGTTTCGATCTTATCAACATGATTCTTCGGCATATCCGTAATGACAATGTCCGGAATGGTTTGCTTCAGCCATTCTTTATGGCACCGATATGTTACAAGACATTTGGTAGTACTTTCATCACCATCTTTCATGGTGTATGCGGTAATGGGAACCGGTTTATGTGCAGCGGGCATCCATACGGAGCGAGCTCTGAGGATCATACCAGCTTTACTTGGTTTAAATGGACGAATCATCATACCAGTAGTTGTGTATATAGCTTCCATATTCTCCCTCCTTTCTAAAAGATTTAGAGCTTGCAAATTTATGATATACGTTATTTTTCAAATGGTTTCGTTTACATCGATAAAATCCGGATTGGAAATCGCCATATGGAATATTTCCATATGGCGATGACGAGCATCATAATTTACTTTTTGATAACTAACGCAACTGTCGAATTGATCGATATTTGTGTCGGGGCTGATGATACGTTAGCATAGTAGAAATCGAGTGTATTATCGTGAAAATATACCATACCACGGCAGTTTGTTACGGATGGGTGTACAAATGTTGGAACGGTATTCCATTGTGAGTATTGTGGTACAAATGCTAGTGGTGTATATTGGATTACTGGGTACGTCCCTGAAATATATGTAGTGACAAATAAAATGCAAGATTTAACGTCATAATCAAATGTATAGCTTTGTATTAATGACAAACTTGCATTAGGTACGGAATAAACATCTGTAGACTGAATTGACATGAGCTCAAAATCCGCTCCAGAAGTTTGCAATATCGATTCATAATATGATTGAACTGTTAAAGCGTCTGCCATATTTCTCTTCATATCCCATCACGACAGCTTGCGAAGCAAGTTGTGATGGGAGTTTATTGGGCACCGTAGTGCTCATTTAAGTAAGATAACAGTCGTCCTTAGACGACTTATGTACTAGGCATCGATCTCAAACAGAGCATTAAACGGTCATGCTAAAAGGAATATGAATGACCATCGCGTTCGAATACCCTGCACGGATAAGGGAGGTCAGAAATTATATGTTTCAATTCCCTAAGTATATCAAGGTGAGAGCGCAGGGTGACAGATCTGTCGACTTTCAGATCATGGAAGTATGCCATAATGTATTTGCAATTCAACAGCACCTTCATGCTCTGAAAAATGAAGACGATCTGATCTTTGGATACATTGTGTTTAAAGACGGCTATCTGTATGCATACTGCGCTACAATGGACCAACTTCCTCAGCACAAACTGATCTTCATGTCTTATATGGGCCCCGAAGATGAAATTACAGATGCCGATAACGAGTTAATCCAACAGGCGTTCCATGCCGTTGCTATGGCAATTGTGCAATTCTCTATCTATGAGAATTGCA